TTAGCCACGGCGGCGATTCACCAGTTTTGTGACCTTGTCCATACCTTCGGTGGCGAGCAGCACCTGCTCTGCCTCGCGCGAATAGAGTTCGGCGTGTTCGATATCATCGTGGCCGAGAATTTTCATGAGCTGGCGGGTTGATGCGCCGCCCTCTGCCAGCATCTTTCCAAGCGTCTTGCGAAGGCCGTGAAGCGTGTATCCCTTGTCGATCTTTGCCGCCTTCGTCCAATCGGCCATCCTTCCGGTGATCGACTTTGCCGAGAATGGTTCGCCGTATTGCGTCACCAGCACCGTCTCGCCCTTGCGCAGCGTGGCCGCTAGAACCTCTTCGAGCATAGGAGTGATGGGCACGAAGACTGCTGCCCCACCCTTTTCCTGTACGACTAAGAAGCCTTCAACCTTTCGGCTCGTCTCGCCTTGCTGGATCTGCCGCGTGCAGCGCTGATCCCATCGGAGCGTCACGACATCGCTGCGGCGATTCCCGAGCCATAAGGCAAGCGCATAGGTGAGGCGAGGCGTGGTGCCGATTGGCCATCGCTTTTCGAAAGCCTCCATGGCTTCCGGTGTCCAAGCCTTCCAGCCGATATATTCTGGCCGCCATTTCAGCTTGTAGGATGGATCAACCTCTATCCATTCCTCATCGAGCGCGGCATAAATCATCTTCCGGATCGCAACGAGAAGGTGTTTGGCCTTGTGGGGCGTGTCGGAATGGTCCGCGATGATGTCCTTGAGATGCCGGCGGCGCATGTCCTTCACCGGCACGTCGCGCCATAGAAACGGATCGTCAGGCACGATGCGCGACAGCAAGAATTCCTCGGCTAGCTTCGAATTCTTGGTCTTGGTCGCGATGCTGTAGGCCTTCCACTCGGCAGACTGCATAACCCGATTCCATGCCGCGCCAAAGGTTTCCGGCAGCGACGCGCCCGGCATCGCCACAACGGCGGCTTTCTTCGGCGGTTCACGGCCTTCAATCGCCGCTCGATATGCTGCCTCAAAGTCTGGCTCGCCGGGAGAACCGGGAAGGCTTCTCGTTCTCCCATTGCGACGAAATCGCCAACGAGTTTTGTCGTGGCGGTCCTGATATGACGAGGCATATGGGTAATCATCGCTCATGCAGGCAAGTTATGCTGCGCGATTTCGGCGTGACAAGAGCCGGTCGAGCACATTTCCACCGTCATCAGGTAGATCAGTGAATGCCGCATCGAGAGCGATCCGGTCCCAAACCGTCCGTCCGTCCACCCGTTTCGGTTTCGGCATTCGACCATCCTTGACCATTTCGTCAAACTTGGTCGATCCCACGCCAATGTATCGGGCGGCTTCTTCCCGGCAAAGTCCGCGGGGCGCATATGCGATGTTGTCCGCCCTACTCATTCTGCTCTCCCGGAACTTCCTCGACCCATCCGCATTGACGGCGATGCAAGAACGCTTCGAGCCTGTCACGATAATGCTGACCGTTGGCCAGATGCGCAACGTCACCTCCGTTATCGAGGTCGGCGAGGCGCTGCTTGACGCCAGATGGCCGGATAAGAAAAGCCAGGTCTACAAGGATGCGGTTTCGGCCTGCGTGGCGTGGAGCGAAGATCTTGCGACGCTTGAGCAGGTCCGTGAAGCCTTTCGGGATGCTGCCGCCTTGGCCGATGTGCTGATCAGGTAGCATCGTCGGCCTCCAAGGTTGCGCGGCCGGCATTCCAACGGCAAGCAAGCTCGATTGCGATAAGTTCGTCTTCGCCGCTATTGCCAAAGGAAACGGATCGCCCGCCAATTGTCAGTATGATCTGGCCACCATACGAATATCCGTCGCCATAGAACCATGGCAAGCGGCTCACAATTGCCTCTGACTCCGTCAGCTTAGTCATCGCGCGCTCCTTCTGCTTCGAGTGAGCGGAGAAGGGCGAGGAGGAGGGCGATTGCTGGCGTTGCGCCTATCGCCTCCACCACATAGTCAGTGTCTGGCTGATACAACTGCATGTATCCGTCTTCGGCGCGGCCCCAGCCCCACCCCGGCCTCACCCGCCCCACCAGCGCAACGGCTGCGTCGAGGGAGGCGGTGTAGGCCGGGACATCCCATTCGTCGCGGATGCTGATTTCCAGATTGCGCAGCACTTCGTTCGGCCAACAAACCAAGTGGTCGATGATGCGGTCAACCTCCCGATCCGGCGCTGTCAGTTTCTCCAGTCTCGCAATAAGGTCAGCGGTCATGGTTGGCTCCTTCGAGGTAGTGAAGTTCCCAAGTCGGATGAAATGGCAGCGGGTGCGTGTATTCCATGCCGTCCAAGCGGATGTAGAGCCGACCATCGCGGGCGCTCATGATGGTGCCGTACTCAGGCGTCTTGCCGCCTGAGTAGATGACGCGACCGCCGCGCTTGGCTGGCACGCCATATCTTTTGCGAACCCAATCCATCGACATCACGCGCCTCCCGGACGGGCAGAGAGCAAATCGTCAGGGGCAAAGCCGTCTGTCTGGCCGTATCCCTTTTCGATATCATCCTTGCTGGCGATCATGATGTTCCAGCCGCGGCGCGCAACCATACGGTGCTCCCACGTAATCCCGGTCACGTAGAAAACAGCTTCTGGATCGTCCTCTGGGTACGGACTGGTCAAGCGCACCGGCTGCCCGACGCTGAACGGACATTCATGCGTTGGAACAGGGCTCGCCTCCACCTCTCCAGTGGGAACGATGCTGAAGCCGGCGGCTGCGAGGGAGGTGATTACGGCGTCGGCAAAGATATTCTCAGTTACGGTCGGTTCCTGGTCTCGCGGTGCAAGCGCGCGCGCTATCGCGTCTCTGGCTGTCATGGCTGCTCCTTCGCGACGAGGGCGGCGCGAAGGCCGTCAAAGTCTACGTCTTCGATTAGATCGACAACAGCGTCGTACCCGCTCGCTTCAATCATGTCCGTGAGCGCGTCGAATGCGTCGTCGTCGTCGGTGAACCCTCCATGCTTCGCAATTTCCCACGCTCGTGCGAAATTCGTGGTGTCGTCATCGATGCCAAGAGTTTTGATCAACTCACGCGCGCAGGAGCCGTAAGCTGCGGCCTCCGATGAACTGCCGCCCGACGAACCCCACTCCCATCGAGCGGCCAGCGCGGCCGCTGCTAAGCGTTCACGCTTGTTCATCTACTCGCCCTCCTGCCCCTTGAACGCTCCCCAGCCAGTAACATCGACCCAATCGACCTTTCGACCATCTGTCGCGGCTATCGGTACGCGATCATCAATCGGCTCGACATTTCCGTTGAATTCGCCATCTTCTGTCACAAGAAACTGCGGTGCGGACTCCTTGCGGGCCTCCCATGCAGCAATCAGTTCATCAAGCGCCTGCCTTGATACACCGACTTCGCAGCCGTCCATGTCAAGCTGACGCTGGTTGTTCTTGAGGGCTTCCAGCGCCTTCGGGTCGAGGGTCATTGTGCTATCTCCTTGAACATGGCGCGGGGTTCGAGAGCCTTGAAGGCGCTCTTGTCGATGGCGGTCTGTTTCGGAAGGGCTTTCGGCGGCGATGGGATGCGGCCCTTGGGGCGGATCGCGCCCGTGTGCTTGCCGCGCACCTTGGCAACCTTGGCCTTTTCGGCCACATCAGCGGCCGTCTTTTCGGCATGACAGGCGACATGAACCGGCTTGAGGTTCTTTTCCCGATTTTCGCCGCCGTTGATGAGCGCGGTGACGTGATCCAGCGCCCATTTTTTGCCGATGATGGGCTGGCGGCAGATATGGCACTTGCCGTCCTCACGGTCGAAGACGCGTTGCCGGACACGGGGCGGTGCGCGCTGGTCGTCGTTGTCGCCGATCCATTCTTTGCGGGTGCGGGCCATCTACGCACCGCCTTTCGGCGCCGGCAGGAGCGGCTGCAAAGGCTCGCCAGCGTAGGCGGCTGCGATCCGGGGCAGAACATGCTCGGAAACGCTGTGGCCGTCAGGCATCTGGATATGGGCGAGGAAAGCGTCCTCGAATGTCTCGATGCCGCTATCGATGCTTTCCAGCTTCGCCTTGATGCAGAGATACAGTGCCCGCCAGCGGGACCGGCAAGCCTGTTCCCATGCAGCCATCGCAGAATCGACCGTACGGGTCTTGCCGCGGGCCGTCATGATGAACCGCTTATCCATCTGGCTCGGCAGCGGCAGGTGAAAGACAATGCGACGGCCCCCCCATCTCGAAAACAAGGATGGCGCGCGTCTGCTCCTCGAACACGCCGAAGCCGGCGGCCTTGTGCTTCCGAAGCAGGCCGTCGATCTCGCCCTTGGTCTTGGAGACGGCGACGGAAGTAGTTGCCGCATAGGCCATCACGCCACCCCCATCCATTTCCGCGCCTGATCCATGAGGAAAGGCATAGCCTGATCCCGGCCGGCCGGATTTTCGATCAGTCGGGCGCATGCCTTGTAGGCGTTCTGGACGAACTCCTTGTCATCCGGCAGTTCGGACAGCCATGCCATCCGGGCCTTGTCCAGACGGTCGGCACGCTCGGCATCAGCTTCGTGGGTTGCCGCGTCGAACATGGAGGTTACGCATTCCTCGAGCAGGAACAGCTTTTTCTTCTGTTCGTCGGATAGCTCGGAGGAAGGCGCGGCCTGTTCCGTGGTTACCTGGCCGGGGTTGTCGCCTTCTTCCTTAGTGCCCGCTTCATCAGCAGGCGAAGTTTCGGCAGCGGGATCGCCTACGCTGGACATGGTGGCTGTCCCGCTGCCGTCGTCGGTGGAGGGAGCCGACGATTGGGAATTGTCTTCGGTTTGGGTGCTGGCGGGCTCGCCGTTGGGCGTTTCTCCGTCGGTGTGAGCAAACCCTTCGTGGTACTCGATCGCGTTCTGTGGCCGCCCTGCGGTCAAGCGGTCGCGTAATGACGGTTGCGGATCAGGTGCGCGGCTCAAATCATAGAGCTCGTTGTCGCGCTGCATCAGGTCGTGGATTTCCGCTGACAGAGGCAGGCGCTTGGCCAGACGGCGAATTGCCGACTTCTTGGCCATTTCCTCCCACCACTGGACCCACGGCCCCTTATCCTTCGACCGGGAGACGCTTCTGATCTTGTCGATATCGCGCGGCGTCAGCGTTTCGACATAGACTGATCCGTCCTTCGTCTTCGCCAGCGCGAATACCTGCCGGATCGTGTCATAGTCGGGATGCTCGGCCTGCTCATAGGCGACATGCTCGCCGTCGTCATCGACCCAGGCACGGAAGGTATCGCCACCATAGACCACCTTAGCCGTGATCATGGCGATCTCGCCGGACTGGTGCATCTTCTTGATGATGCCGCCGATCATCGGCATCCACTGGACGACATTGCCGAAGCAGACGAATGCGCCCTCGCGCTTGTCGGGCAGCAATCCATCCTGAGCAGCGCGCATTGAGGCTTCCAGAAGCGACTTGCGGTCGGCTCGCATCAATTGCGGATCACCGAGAACGGCCGTCAGCACAATCCGCTGAAAGCGCTCGGGCTTGATGTGCTCGGGCAGGGCGGCAATGAACTGGTCGCCCATGCGGGTGAGCTCGTCGCGGAATTGCTGCTGCGGAGAGACGGCGCGTCCCTCGCTGATAGGGGCGATCTGGTTCATGCTGCCTCGCGATCTTGCTGGTCAAGGAAGGTGTCGAGCCGTTCGGCCGACCAAGTTTTCATGTGAATGGGGCGCTCCCCGCCGTCGAAGGGACGGGCGCCGGGCCATTCGTTCTTGTCGAGGCATTGCCGGATCGTGTTCAGACACCAGCGGATGGCCCGCTCGCCGCGGTCGATTGCGAAGCTGGACATCTCGACGTGAGCCGTGTCGGGCACATCGTCGTTGAGGACATAGACGAGAACGAACGTTTCGAATGGAATGCCGAGTTCGCGGCAGACCATGCGGATCATGGCGGCCTGCAGATAATAGCCGGCGTCGAAAATCTGCCGCTCGAGAAAGTCCTCATCGAACTTGCCGGCGGTTTTCAGGTCCGCAAACACGCCATCGGCGTTCGGCATGGCGTCGGGGCGGACCTTAAGCCAGATCCCGGTTTCCCGATCCTTCCAGCAGATCGTGCGCTCGACACGGCCGTTGAGGACACCGAGCTTGACCATTTCATTTGTGCTGGCGTCGGCATGGATTCGCCGGATGCGCTCGATCTGGTCAGGGGTGACGACGGTCTTTCCGGCCTTGCGGACGGCATCGCGCCACTCCTGGGCGGCCTTGGTCCGGTAGTCAGGATACTCTTTCGGCCGGAGGGCAAAGCCATCCTCGAAAATCTCGTCGCCAAGCAGGAGGCAGTGAGCTGCCTTGCCGAAATCCAGCGCCTCGGAAGGCTCCTGCTCGATATGGTTCGGGTTCCATGCCCATCGCCCCCAAAACGCTTTGGGCGAGCCGCCATGAGCGGGCAGCATCCATTTCAGGATGGACTTAGAAACGGACGGGGCGTCGAACAGGTCGGGCTTGCGGTGGTAGTCCTCGAGAGTGATCCCGGAATAGACGCCGCGCGTGGTGATCGGATTGCCGTCCCACTTCCTCTCGATGTTGGCCATCACGCGGTCGATCGGTGCAGATACGTGCTCCATCGCGTCTTGGTCGATATCAACGTGCCGGTTCATGCTGCTTCTCCCATGCGAAAGGCTTCGAAGACACGCAGGCAGGCTTTGGCCTCCGCGTAGTGCTGGTCACGGTTTTGCTGGGGCATCGTTTCGAAGCGGCGTCGGGCCTTGTCCGGGTCGCGCTCACGGCTGAACTCCCGGAAAATGGCGAAGGCCGCTTCGTGGATCGGGTCGCCGTTCATTGCGCAAAAACCCCAATCCAAAGGCCGGCACCGATCAGAAAGACCGTGATCGAAATGCCAGCGATGATGTCGGTGATGGTGCCGGCGAACGTGGCCGGCTCGTCTGGTGAAGGAGTGCGGAGGAGGCGGGACATCACGCGGCCCTCGCCATGCAGTCCTTGCACATGGGCGCAAAGAGTTCGGATTGACGGCTGTCGCGGCGAGGGAAGGTATCGCCCCAGCCGAAGCCGTGAAGACGCTTGGCCTCTGCCTCCAGTTCGGAAAGCCACTTGCCCCACTCTGGATAGAGCGCAGCAGCTTCGGCCCGTTCGCCACTCGTCTGCATCGTGCCGCACATGCACTCGCCGGAGCGGCAAAGCTGGACAGATACCGGGTTGATCGGGGTGCGACGGCTTTCGAGATAGGCGTCCCGGCTGTCCTGGTCCCAATCGTAGATCAGGCTGAGCCATATGTTGTTCGGTGCCGCCGGATCGCTCCGCCAGACCTGCAGGTTCTTCTTGCGATTTTCGCTTTCGTCCTTGCGGGCGCCATTGATGAGCAGGATGCGAACATCGCGCCGACGCTGGCGAATGAACTTCGACACCGCCTTGCGGAAAGGCGTGGCTTTCAGGACGCGATACGCAAAACCATGCGCCCCGATGCCTTTGCCGAAGAAGCCCTTGCGGAGAACGTAATCCTCATAGGCCGTGCCAGCGTCGGCCTCGACGTAATCACCGAGCTTGCCATAGGTGTCGCGGACGAACTCAGTCGTCTGAGGGATGCCGCAGCGGGTGTTCCCGTGCATCACCATGTCGATCTTGACGCCCAGTTCGCGGGCGACCTGATCGGACGCGGCGCTGTCCTTGCCGCCAGAAACCATCGAGACGATGTGCGTCGGGCTGAACTGGTCGATTGCCTGCCGCAGGATCGCGGCGCTCTTGTCGATGAGCATCACGCCGTCTCCTTAGTCTGGTTGCCTTCGACTACGAGTGAAGCAAGGAACTGGTCGGCTTCCGCCGCGACGTTCCGTGCGCGCTCGACGCGTTCCCACTGGCTCTTGCCAAGGCCGGACTGATACCGGACGGCTTCCAGCAATCGGGCGAGGTCGGTGATCGAACGGATGGCCGCACAAAGGTGGCTGTCCATTTTGGAGAGACGGTCCGACATCACACTGCCTCCTGGCTCTGGCCGAGGGCGGCCTTGATGGATGCATTGAGGCGGGCGCGGGTCAGCGCGTCGGTCGCCTCAGTGTGAGTGGGATGGCTGGAAACGTGCCGGTATCCGTCATCGGACAGGCGCAGCACCTTGTGCTCGGTCGGGCGACCAACCTTGGTGTAGCTGCCGGTTCCCCAGCGCTCGAATTCGACAAGAGCGGCTTCGAGGTCGAACATCAGAACACCTCCCGCGCCATCTGGTGGAGCCGGTCGCCACGCGAACACGCACGGTCGAAATCCGGGTATTCCGGCTCTTCCTCGACCTCATCCGCGATGAACTCGTCGGTCACGTCCCTGCAGGTGCCTTCGACGGCGTTGAACCGGACCACCGAATAATCGGTCTGGTCGCTGTTCAGGTCCTTGGCGATGCCATCGGCTTCGCGGCGGGAGTAGGCGACGAGGGCATCGATATGCTCGCCGGCGAAGATCCAGTGATCGCTGTCGGTCAGCAGTGGGGCGGTGCGGGCAGCCATCTCAGCGGCCCTCCGCCTTGGCAATTGCGGCGCGCCAGCTAGCCAGCGTTTCGTTGTCCTCGCCATCATGGAAGGCAACCGCCTCTTTCAGAGCGACCAGCAAATCCGGCGCGGCGGAGATCAGGCGGGCGTTGGCTTCGCCTTGGTCTGTCCTGCCGCTACCTTCGCCGCCGTATGCGACTGCTATGTTTGGATCTATCAGGTGTCCAAATCCCAGTCGGCCAGCGTAGGTCCACGGCCCCGGAGTGCGCTCCTGCTTGCTCTTTTGTTTGGTGATTGCGTTCATCTCACCCTCCAATTGTTGGAAGCATTCGGGAAACCCGCCCAGAGGCGGGAAACCGGAAGGCTCAGGCCGGTGCTTTCTGGAGTGGTTGGATCATGCTGCGGTCACGACGATCACTTGCTTGATCGTCGGCGCTCTTGACGTTGAAGACGTCCGAGAGAAGGCGGTTGACCGTCTCGTGCAGTTCGCCGCGAAGTTTGTCCTTGAGCGATCCGCCAAGGTTGACGACGTGTTGCTTCATCTCGCCTCGGAAGTCGGCGGCGACCAACTGTGTCATCATCCATTCGGCGCGGGTCAGTTCGGCGCCATATCCGTTTGACGGCTTCCCCTGCCTGTCGACCTTGGCGTTCCAGTAGCCGCCGATCAGCTTTTCCAGTTCGGCCCGGATCGTGGTCTTTTCGCCCTTCTGCTGGCCGAAGCTGTCGACCTTGCAATATTCGCGCTCAAGGCCATTCGAGATGGCGAGTTCGATCTCGCTGCGAATGCGCGCTTCGGCGACTTCCTTCCAGAGCTTCTCAACGCGGCCGTCAAAGGCGCGCTTGGCGCGGTCATAGAGAGTTTCATCGCCAATCAGCTTGTCGGCGACCTCCGCAATGATGGCGTCCTCAATGCGTGCTTGGTTCAGTTCCATTCCCATTCCCTCCAATTGATCGGCAGCGTCTGCTCGAGGCCCGGAACACCGCCGGTTGACCCGGGCGGTGGTTCACATCTCGACCTCCTTGCCCGCTGTGGTTCTGTTCAGGTCGCAACCAGATCGGCCGGGGCTTCTTCGTGGTGGCGATGCCAGATCAGGCTGGTGCCGTCTTCGTGGCTTGCGTGCTGATAGTGCATCCCATTCACATAATGGTCAAGCCGAAAAGTGAATGTGATGAACATTTATTTTGACGAGCACGGAATCGATGCCTAAAAGGGGGCATGTCAAAAACAGCAAGCGACGCCCTGGAGCGTCACTATCGGGCGCGGCGCACCCGCAAGATTGTGATCGGGCGCTGTGTTCTCGCGGAAATGTCAGAGCGGCGAAGATCCGACTGGAAACCGTCTCTCGAATTGATGCGCCTGCGCGAGATCGAAGCGATTATTTTCCACCGTCACGGTTCAATCCTTCCGGAAACGGACGATGCCGATCTCTACATTGAGGCGGCAGCTTTCGCCCAATCGGATCAAAATATGATCGACTGGTGCCGGAAATGGGCACCGTGGGCCGGCGAGGAGATCGTTGGACCAATTGTCGAGCAGGCGAAGAAGCGTAGCCGCATGATGCGAGCGGACGGGGTAGCCGGTCTGCTCAGAGTGACGATGAAGGAGCGCGATGACCTCGACCTCAAGACAATCGGCGCATGCGATATGGCGAAAGGCGACCGACTTGCGCTAGCGAAGGAGCGGAAACGGGCGCGCGATCGCAAGCGGATGCAGAAAAAGCGGTCTGGGAAAAGCCGTAAGGATCGCCAGACCTATGAGGCCGAATCTGCCGAAACATTGAAACCATGGGAGGCCGAAGGGATCAGCCGAAGAACGTGGTATCGCAGGCGTGGCACAAGTGTGTCGCGAGTAGATATATATACTATTGGCGACATACCTGTGCCAACGGCCGAAAAGTATGCGCCACCGGTCCCATCGGCCTCGGGGCAAAATACGGACGGCGCAGCCGACCGTTGCGCGGGTCTGGGGGATCATCCCCCAGCGGGGCGCCAAGGGGCGGAGCCCCATGGGAGCGGCGACAATGAGGCGGCCGCGTAATGGAAAGGCAGATGGACCTATTCGATATCAGGGTCGGTGCCGAGATCGTAGCGTTCCCCATCGATCGGCAACTTGTGCGTGTTCGCCGTACCGCGCGGCAACTCGAGCAGCGGACAGGTGCGTTGGCTGAAAAGTTCTGGAAGACGGAATGTAACCGGCTCTACGCGAGGCTCCAGGTGCAGGGTTTGGAGCATGCCGAAATAAAAGCCGAGCTCGACCGATTTGCGGATGCCGTTCGTATCGAGATGGAGCGGGCGTTGTTGGCAAGACGCGCGAAAGAAATTCAGGCAGGCTGAAACGTAGAAAGGAAGGCACAATGACGGGCTGGACTCATGGCTCATCAGGTGGTTCCCTATCGGCTAGAAGGTGCCAAGGGACGGCGCCTTGCGCGGGGGGTGTAAACGCAATGGAACGTTTGGAGTTGCTCAAGCGGCTCAGCTTCGGCTCGCAGGTGGCGGAGGATGAGGTGGCGAGGCTGCAGGAGTATTTTGTTCAGACTGATCAGTGGGGCCGGATAGAGCGCGGGGAGGTCGATATTGTCCGTGGGGATAAAGGAGCCGGAAAGAGCGCCCTTTATCTATTGCTGGACAAGCGAAAGGATAAGTTATTCGACCGACGAGTATTGACCGTTTCTGCTGAAAACCCAAGGGGAGCAACGGTTTTTAGGGATCTCATGGCTGACCCGCCTGCGTCGGAGCGGGAATTTGTCGTTCTGTGGAAGATTTATCTTCTATCTCTCATCGCGCACGAGATGCGCGGATACGGCATTGATAGCCAAGGAGTGTCTTCCGTTTTCGGCGCGCTTGAAGATGCGCACCTGCTTGAGAGAGAGCTTAACCTTGCAGGGCTTTTACGTACTGCGCAGTCGTTTGCTCGTAAGCTACTTGGAATCAAGGCAGTTGAGACTGAAGTTTCTATCGATGCGACAGGGGTGCCAACCGGCGTCATTGGTCGTATTTCGCTGGCAGAGCCAACGGCAGAATTACGGCAATCTGGCATCAATTCCATTGATGGGATGCTCGCTAAGCTGAATCAGGCACTAGCAGATCATGACTATACGATTTGGGTTCTCCTCGACCGCCTCGACGTTGCGTTCGCCGACAGTCATGATCTTGAGGCGAATGCCATTCGGGCCCTTATCAGGACTTACGGTGATTTTCGTGCCTTTGAACGGTTTTCGCTTAAGATATTCCTTCGCGAAGATATTTGGGATCGGGTGACGGAAAAGGGTTTCCGTGAGGCGAGCCACGTGACCCGCTACGAGGTGATGAGATGGACATCTCCAATGTTGCTCAACCTGATCCTTCGAAGAATTCTCAGCAACGATGTCCTTAATCAAGAGTACGGCATCAACAAGGAAGATGTTCTTGGTGATGCCGAAAAGCAGAGTGAACTCTTCAATCGTGTGTTTCCTCCTCAAGTGGAGCAAGGATCTCGTAAAGCGGCAACTTTTGATTGGATGATTGGTCGATGCGCAGACGGTAGTGGGAAAACCGCTCCGAGAGAGCTTATCCATCTGCTTAATTGTCTGCGGGACGAGGAAATTCGTCGCCTGGAACGTGGCGAACAAGTGGCGCCTGATGAGCAGTTGTTCGATCGGTCGGTGTTCAAGCTGGCGTTGCCAATGGTTTCGGATACTCGGTTGAATACGTACCTCTATGCGGAATATCCGGACGAACGCCCATTCCTCGAAAAGCTTAGAGGTGAAAAGAGCGAACAATATCCTGAAAGCCTGTCAGAGATATGGAATATGAGCCGTGACGAGGCTCTAAGTAAGGCTCAATTCCTTGAAAAACTTGGGTTCTTTCAAATGAGGGGGACGCGCGCTGAACCGTCATTTTGGGTGCCGTTCCTGTATCGGGATGCTCTCAACTTGATTCAGGGTAAGGCGGGTGGCGGAGTTAGTGACGACGAAGACTAAAATAAATGCATCGTCGTTCATGCGCGCCGCTACCTTTCAGACCGCTTCCCCCTTTAACCCCTTGCGCTGTGCGTCGATTTCGATCCAGTCACCGGGCTCGACCGGAAATCTAAACCTACGCGCCCCTGCCGCCTTCGTATCCTCGGGTACCTTTACACCATCACTGGATGATGCAGGTCCCCGGCCAGTCACTGCACTGGCGGCCGGCGCAACCAGTCGATACTGCAGCGACAAGAGCCAAGCTAAGCAGGATCGCGGCAGTTCTGATTGATGGGAGTATCATCTTCATGCCCTCACGCGTTCCCCGCCGTTTCCGCATCCGCGGCAAGCTCGTGCTCGAGTTCCAGATAACCGTTGCTGATCAGCCAGTCACGCAGCGCGGCCGCGGCGGCCTCGTCCAGCGATAACCCGCGCTCGTTGGCGAGGCGGCGAAGGGCAAGGCGTTCATTGGTGGAAAGTTCCAGTGAAGACTTCACGGCCGCAACTGCGCCTCGATCACCTCGCGCGCCGCTTCGAATACATGGCGCATCTCAGGTTCAGTCCCCTGATGTGTTTCGAGCAGAAGCAGGGCGTTTTCGTAGAGATCCCGAACCTCTTGATCGGATAGGAGGCCTTTCGAAGCCAGCGTACCTATCAACGATGCAAGCGTTGCAGCGGATGCAAGGTCGCTGGCGGCAACCGCATCTATACGAGGATCCCGTTTTGCCATCCCAAGCTCTCCTTAGGCCTTCAGCTTTTTCCCGCGCCACGCTGTCGGTGGCGGTGCCGTCTGCCCACGCTCCGATAGGCATTCGTTGAAGCGAGCCGGTGCCATGCAGAAATCTCCACTTACCTTCCGCCGCGGATGAGGTGTACCACCTCGATTGCTTTTGCAAAGCCGTCCAATGATATCGTCTCATCACGCGTGTAGTCATATGGCCACTCATAGCGGCGCGTGGTCATCGAACTGCCGGTTTTCATTTGTGGCAGGATGCTGGCGGCTGCTACGCAACCTTCGTTGTCGGTCTGTATCGGCGCATCTGAATCAACACGGATCATTCCGTGTCTGCCGGGGAAATCATGCCCCATGATGCACACCGACTGCGGTGACGCTGCTGATCCGTAGTAGACGAAGGGACCACCGGTTTTTGAGGATATATTGCAGTCGCGCTTATCCGTCATGGCGTCGACGCGGCAATCGATAGACCAGCCATATCCAGTGAGACGGGGAGAGACGTGTGCGCTTCCATCTGGATAGCGCGCTATTTTGAACCCATCCTCAATTGTTTCCGTGCCGCCGTACTTGGCGGTTATCTGCGCAGAGGATGTTGGAGGTGGTGGTGCGGCTACGCAGCCGGCAACAATTATGAACAATGCCGGTCCACAGATGCGTGGTCTCATTCCAAAGCCCTCCCCGAACCCAGGTTCAGCATTGCCCGCTAGACGCGAACCTGCAAGCAGGAATTGCTACTTTTTCTTGCTGGCCTCGGCCTGTTTCCGACGGTCCTTTGCTAGAATGCGAGCCGCCGCAATCAGCGTCGCTTGGTCAGCTGCGCTTAGCGTGTCCATCAGTGGTTTGAGGATTTCCGCCAGCCGCACCACGGCATCGTCTGGGCCCAATGTGCGTTCGAGCCGCTGCACTATTTCCTTGTTCAGGCTTTCGCCCGCTGCGCGTGCTTCCAACTCGTCTTTGATACGCTTTGGCATACGGACATGGAAATGTGCGATCTCAGGCTTTGTCATGCCTGACTTATCGCCGAAATGCCGCACGGCTGAAATGGTTCCAAAAACGCGATTGTGGAACCACAATACCCGCTATTCACAGGTAGTCCCTAAAGGTTGAGCGGTTTTGTTAACCGGTCATTGGGTGCGTCACCTGCCACGATGGTTGACAGGGCGGCGAGGACAATGTTCCTATTCTGTTCTGGTTTGATTGCGTGGGTTGGGAGGATCGTTGTGAAGGATGAATACACGGAAGACATCGAAGCCGTAACGATCAACCGACGTTCGATGTTTGCCGGGCTGCTGGCGCTGCCGGTCGCGGGGTCGGCGCATGCCGAAATTGATCCGTTTGAAAGAGTCAGGCGGGATGCGGAAGCGCTGGCGGCTTCAATGACTATCGCCTTCGGCGGGAAATGGTCACATCAGGTTGGCAGTACCTTCGCTCTTATCCAGAAGGAATTCTCAGAGCCGCCTCGATAATGCTCATAACATGAGCGCGCCGATCCCCCTCTAATTTCTCGGCTTGCTCGAATAGCTGGACAAGGCTGTCGGGACGACTCGGATTTTGCATCAACAGTTGAGCCGGGCTGCACCGATATACTTCAGCGATGGCCTCAAGGATTCGCTGCGAATAAGGACTGTCCTTGGTCTCGATCTTTGAGATGGTGGTGCGCGATAAATTGATACGCTCCGCCAACTCTTCCTGATCGAGTTTGAAATGCTCGCGCCACTCCTTGAGGAAATGATTGCCGAGCGGGCGTAGGTCTTTTTTCACAGGGGCCATATTCACATCTTTGCATCGCGACAAAAGACGGTCCATGCAATGTCATTCACATTGTGCTTGACATTCACGTTCATCACATTCACATTTGCCGCCATGACCAAGTTGGCGGAATACCTCAACAGCATCGAAATCACCGACGCAGCCTTTGCTGCAAAGGTCGGATGCGATCGCTCGATGATCACGAAGCTCCGGGCCGGAAAGGCGACGCCCTCGCTCCGACTAGCGGCTGCGATCAGTCGCGAAACCGGGCTGCCGATTGAGGCTCTGATCGTCGTCGCCGCCACTTCCGGAGAAGCGGCATGACCTCCTACGGCGAGATCAAGTCGGGCGAGGTGACGGCGGCCGAAGATCACGGCGTTGCCCTCGACGTGATCCAGATCGATGGCGGCACACAATCCCGTGCTGCGCTCAACGATCAGGTCGTCAACGACTATGCCGACGCGATCAAGGCCGGCGCGACGTTCCCGCCGATCGTCGTATTCTACGATGGAAAGGCGCACTGGCTGGCCGATGGCTTCCATCGCTTCCATGCCTGTCAGAGGGCGGGCCGGACCAGCATCGCCGCCGATATCCGCCAAGGCACCCGCCGCGATGCGATCCTGCACAGCGTCGGCGCGAACGAAACGCATGGCCTTCGTCGAACCAACGACGACAAGCGCCGCGCCGTCCTGACCCTGCTGAACGATGCCGAATGGGGCAAGTGGACAGATCGCGAGATAGCACGGAGATGCGCGGTCAGTCCGCAGACGGTCGCGAATGTGCGAGCAGATACTGTCCAAAATGGACAGTCTGACGAACGGACCTACGTCCACCCGAAGACGGGCAAGCCGACGACGATGAAGACGGCGGGCATCAATGCCAGCCGCAAGAACGCACGAGAGGCCCTCGTAAACGATGAGCCATCCCCGGAGGCAGGTCCGCAAGCCGAAGCCTCCCTTGCCGGGACAGGTGCCGGGACGCTTGCGGATCGTGAGGGCCGCCCTGAAGGGGAGGCGGCCTCGGTCGACCTCCCCGCCATTTCCAAAGCCGAGCGCGATGCCGATGCCATTCAGGGCGAATACGACCGCGCCTGCGACGATGGCCAGGCGCTGTTCCTGGCTCGAAACAATCTGACCAATTCGCCGGAAACGGCAGACGAGATGGTGGGCGGCTTTCCGGTTGCTGCAGCGCCATATCATGCGGAGGAAACCGGCGGGCTGCCCGAGCACGATAATAAAGACGGGCATCGGACCTCGGATGCAGGGGTGACGGGCGGAGAGAGTGCCGCCGATGACGGACGGGACGTTGAAGCCACTGGTGGAGCGGCGTCCGTCATCACCTATTCCCATTCGGCTGCCCCCGCAGTCGAGGCCGTGGCGGATCCCCAAGCCCCCCAAGTCGCCACGGCCGAAAATTCCCCTGACCCGCATAACTCCGGGGGCGCGACGGCCGTCCCGGCAACCCAAGCACTGCAGATTCCGGCGCAAAATGACGATGCCCCTCGCGTCGTCGGTCAGGGCGGCCCAGAGCCGGTGAACATCATCGGACATGCAGTGCAAGAGGACGTCAGCGCGGCACAGGCCGGTAATGAGGTCGGACGTGCGAGCGAGGCTACCGTCACCAATTCCAAGCCGGACTGTCTGAACCCGGATAGCTGCAGCCTTCATTTCACATCGGCCCTTTGCTGGAAGTGCAACGACGCGCGGACGCGGAGGAAGTTGGCATGAGGCGCGGCCTGAAAGACGACTTCCTGGCCTATGTGAAGCGCAACCCGCACGCCAACACGCGTGAAATAGCTGCGGCGCTGGATTGTCACGAAGCCTACGTGCGCAGCACTGCGCGCCGGCAGGGCATCAGGCTCGCGTCGAACGGCAGGCGCGGGCGCCCTGTCGCAGCTGCACCTAAATTTTCGCGTCCCCGCCTTCGCATCAAAGAATTTCGTGGCACGCCCGAGCAATACGATGCGCTGGCCCGGAAGGTCGCGCTCGTGGACCTTGAGCATCGCGATTGCAGGTGGCCGGTCGGCGATCCGAGGGACACGGATTTCGGTTTCTGCGGTCATATCAAGGAGCCCGGAAAGCCTTACTGCGCCCATCATCAGCGGCGGAGTGAAGGTGGCGGAACGCCGGCAGGGCGAAGTGCGCATCGGGTGCAGGCATGACCGCGCTCTGGCTCGCCTCACTGCTCATAGCCTTCGGTGCCGGATGGACCGGATCGCGCATAGCAATCCGCCAGCGTCAGGCTGCGCGTCGTGAGCCTGCGTTCCAACTCGGCAACCCGCTGGGCCTCCATCCGTGTGAGTACACGGCGTTCTGGGAGGCCCAGCGATGAAGCGAATGGATCATCGTCGTTGTCGTGGCGCGGTCGCGCCGACCACAGGGGCAGTTCGAGTTGCGCTGAAACACTCACTTCCCGGTGCAGTTTCAGGCGCATTCTTCAATCCTTTCATTGACTTGGTTCTGGACTACTCCGCGGGGGCTCCCCGCTTAGTCGCTGCGGTCGACGGACACGATCATGGCGAAAGGGAAATCGTAAATGTCCGAAAAGGCGTCGGAGAAATCCAAAATGTCTGAGTTGGTTTTTGCGTCTCGGATGATGCGCGAAGTCATCGCGCCTCCCGGCATTGCGGGCAGCAAGAGCGAGCGCGTCCGAGAGGCTGCCCGCCGGCTCCGCTGGAAATACAGCCGCGCTCTTTCCGTCTGGTACGCCGACGAGCGCGTGTCTCTCAAGCCGCACGAGCTGCGGGAAATCGAGGAAGCTTCAGGTGTCAGATACGGCAAACAAGAGGTCAGCGAGATCGACGAACTCATCAGCCGGGCGGGTGCCCTGCTGGAGAGCCAGGACGCGGATTTCCATGGCGCGTTCATTGCTGCGGTGCGCGCGTTCGCTGGCGCTTTGGCTCGCTCCAGAACTGAGAGGTGAAGGTCGTTTCGACCGGCGCTTTAACCCACGAAAGGACGTGAAATGACAGCGACTGCAGGACACAACAGCGGAATTTCTGAAAAGGATCAGCGCGTCCTATTCTTCATTCACCGAAACGAGCATGTGCGCCTGATGGAGGCGAAGAAGGCGGCCGATGCCGCACTTCGTAACCATGGCAAGCAAGTCAAAGCTGATCTCGGCGAGAATGGCATGCGCCAGATCAAGCTGTACGAGGAACTACGGACGCCGGAAGGTGAGGCGAAGTTCAAGGCGCAGTGCGCCGCGGAGGCTCAAGCAGCAATTTGGGCGGGCCTACCGGTCAACACCCAAGCTGACATGTTCTCCGATCTGGCGCCGTTGGATGAACGTGCATTTCGTGATGGCGAGGAAGCTGGCCTTCGCGGCGACACCTACTCAAATCCATACGACCAAAATTCGCATCACGGCCGTGAATTTGAGCGTGGCTGGAAATCGGGACAGGCCGAACTCTTCGAAGGCATCAAGAAGAAGGAAGCCGAGGCCAGCACCGACGAGCATATCTCCGGTGCCGATCCGTTCGAAGACGCGGCGTGACCATCGCTCGCGTCATGCGCGCGGCGGCCATCATCATGAGGTTCCGTCGCGCAAATCTCCCACGAGCCGCAATTCGACTGAGCGTCGGCGGCATTTCTCTCAAGGTGTGACCAATGGGACTGATAAACCTAATCCGTCGCCTGGACGCGCATAACGCCATCAACGAAACTCTGACGACCGATCTCGAAATGCATCTCGATGCCTTTCCGGTCGAGCCGGAGCCGGACATTCTGGACCGATCGGCTGCGGCAGTGAGCCATCTGCTGTCTGATGCCCGCGCCGCCATCGTGCGACTTGATGCCGAGATTGCTGACAAGCAGGATCAGCGCCGCCGCGCAAAAATCATCGTGGAAGCATTCGCGCCCGTCCTCCCGAAACTCGACGACGGCTACGACGCGGCTGACGACGCCCGCAAATCCTATGAAGTGGCGGTAGAAGCAAAGCGCGTGCGCGGCGATAAGCACTGGCCGAAGCGCGGTTCTGACAAGGCTGAAAATCAGGCGGGTGCGGCATGACAAGCCACGTCACCCCGATCCGCCGCCAGTTGCTGGTCAACCTTCTCTGGTTCCTCGCAACCACTGCCTCCTTTGCGTTCGTGCTGTTCATGACGGTGGTGAGATGAGCTACGCGGACTTCCTGACACGTAAGCGCATCGTTGACCCCGCGACTGGCATTGCGCAGCGCGTCGAGCTTCCTGATTTCTTGTTCCCGCACCAGCGCGACATTACGCAGTGGTCGCTGCGCCGCGGTCGCGCGGCCATTTTCGCCGGCACCGGCCTTGGCAAGACCCTGATGGAGTTGGTGTGGGCCAATCAGGTGGCGCGGCACACGCGGAAGCCTGTCCTGCTCTTGGCGCCGCTGGCAGTGTCGCACCAGCATCAGCGCGAAGCATCACAATTCGGCATTGCCGCGCAGGTCGTGACATCGCGATCCGAAGGCGCGATTGACGTTACCAACTACCAGAAGCTCGACCGGTTCAACGTCGTTGACTTCGGCGGCGTAGCGCTGGATGAGAGTTCCATCCTCAAGAGCACCGACGGCAAATATCGGAACAAGCTGATCGAGGACTGCGCTCAGGTGCCGTTCCGACTGGCCGCAACCGCCACGCCGGCGCCGAACGACTTCATGGAATTGGGCAACCACGCCGAGTTCCTTGGCATCATGTCCTATACAGACATGCTGGCGACGTTCTTTACCCACGACGGTGGCGATACGCAGAAGTGGCGGTTGAAAGGCCATGCCGAAAACGAGTTCTGGAAGTGGATGGCATCTTGGGCGGTTATGCTGCGCAAGCCGTCAGACCTCGGATATTCGGACGAAGGGTATGATCTTCCGCCGCTCAAGCGGCACCAGCATGTGGTCTCGGTCGACTACGCGCCGAGCATGGACACAGGACTCCTGTTCCCGATCGAAGCCCGGACATTGCAAGAGCGCATCGCGGCCCGGCGCGATACCGTCGAGGAGCGGGTAGCGATCGCGGCGCAAAACACGCCTTCCGACCGGCCTTTCGTGTGGTGGTGCAATCTCAATTCTGAAAGCGAGGCGCTCGCCAAAGCCATTCCCGGCGCCGTCGAGGTTCGTGGCTCCGAAGATGACGCAGCCAAGGAACGGAAGCTGGAAGCATTCACGGCCGGCAAAATACGCGTCCTGATCACCAAACCGTCGATCGCCGGGTTCGGGATGAACTGGCAGCACTGCGCAGATACCGGGTTCGTCGGTCTAAATGACAGCTTCGAACAGATTTACCAGGCGGAACGCCGGTTCTGGCGCTTCGGGCAGAAGAAGCCAGTCAACGTCCATTTCATCGCGGCGGAAACCGAGGGCGCAGTCGTCGCCAATCTTAAGCGCAAGGAAGCCGATGCCGAGCGCATGGCCGCGGCGATGGTCATGCACATGGCCGATCTTTCCAGCGCAACGGTGCGCGGCATGATCCGCGACCGGCCCGACTATAACCCCACAAAGCCGGTGATCATTCCAGAATTTTTGCGGAGGGCTGCATGAACCAGCATGAAAGCATCATGGCCGTCGAACAGGTCATCACGCCGGATTATGCGATCTATCAGGGTGACGCGTGCGAGTTGATCCGCGCCATTCCGGGCGCCAGCATCCATTTCGGCATTCACTCGCCTCCGTTTGAGGGGCTCTACCGGTTCAGCAACTTTGACCGGGATATCTCGAACAACGATGGTGACGGCTTCTGGCAGCACTATGCGTTCCTGATCCAGGAATTGCTGCGCGTCACCATGCCCGGCCGTATCCACGCGGTGCATTGCATGCAGCTTCCCACATCGAAAATCAGGCACGGCCATATCGGCATGCGCGATTTCCGCGGCGAGGTCGTCCGCGCCTACGAGGACGCCGGATGGATCTTCCATTCAGAGGTCTGCATCTGGAAAGACCCCGTAGTCGCGCAGCAGCGCACCAAGTCGATCCGACTCCTTCACAAGCAGATCGAGAAGGACAGCACCATCAGCGGACAGGGGCTCGCCGACTACATGCTGATGTTTCGCAAGCCGGGCGACAACCCGGAGCCCGTCGCCGGCCGGTTCGATCGGTATATCGGATTTGGGAATGCACCGGTGCCGGCCGAACTACGCACCGACAAAGATATTGATGCCGCCAAGCGCTGGTATTCCATCGAGGTCTGGCAGCGTTACGCATCGCCGGTCTGGATGGACATCAACCAGACGCGCACCCTGCAGTACCGCGGCGGTCGCGATGAAAAGGACGAACAGCATATCTCGCCGCTGCAGCTTGATGTGATCGAGCGCTGCATCGAACTGTGGAGCAACCCCGGAGACGTGGTGCTGACGCCATTTCTGGGCATCGGCAGTGAGGTCTATGGCGCCGTTGTTGCTGGCCGCAAGGGCATCGGGTTCGAACTCAAGCCGTCGTATTTCCGGCAGGCCGTTCGCAACCTTGCGGAATTGTCTGAGGCCAAGACCGAAAACCTCTTTCATGTCGAGGCGGCGGAATGACCTCAATAAAACGAAACAATCGGATCGACACGCATCCCGGCGCCTGTAATCGCGGTAAGGAAGGCGACTTTCGCGTCGTCAGCGCTTCCGTCACTGGCGCAGCACGTCATGGCGTCGGTCCAGGCTTTGCTGTCATTTCCGGGCCAGTTGTCGAACAGGAAGTCGGACGCCTGATCCACGGTGGAGATAAGCAGGAAACCTCGAGGGCCATAAATGACCATGGGGGTGCGGAAGCTTTTCGTGTCCATCAGGCACGCTACGCATCATTTGCGGCGAAAGCGAGTGCGGGGATCGGCGTGACCGCAGTTCCGGTCGGGAGGGGTATGTGATGCTTATCCTTGCGTTCGACCAATCCATCGCGCGCACCGGATGGGCTCTTTACGAGCCGCCGTCGCACTCATCCATGATGATCGGCTCATTCACCTCCCGGCCGGAAACCGGCATGACGACCGAGGAGAAGACCGCGATCTTCTGCGACGAGATCGAGAAGCTGTTCCGGGCCCATAAGCCTCAGTTTGTTATCTGGGAAGCGGCCGCCGAGGTGATCCGATCCTTCGCTAAGCAGGGCAAGGAAGACTTACTTGGGCAACACAAGGTGCAGGGCGTCACGGTCAACGCCGACCAGCTCATCCTTCGGGACATTCAGGGCCATATCAGGCACGCGGCCCGCGCCCGGCGGATTCCGTATGAAGCGGTCCAGCCGAAGACCTGGCGTGCGGCTATCCTCAAGAACGGCAATCTCGGTCGGGACGAAGCCAAGAACAAGGCCCGCGAGTTCTGCCAGATGCTCCGCATCTCGGTGAAGAATGACGACCAGGCCGAGGCGGTGTGCATCTCGCTCTTTGGAGCGATGACGCAGACCTACCGCATGATGCAGGCGAGGGCGGCGTGATGGCTTCAGACTTTCGAAATCACGCGAAGAGCCGAAGGACTGACGCATTCCGCCCAGACTACGCCGGGATACTCCGCAACGGGAAACCAAAGCGATCCAGACCAATATCCGTCGAAAATCTGTTCCTCGGTCAAATCGAGGCCGGGATAGGTTTGAATAGCGTGCATGCAACCACGGTGAACAGGCGCTACGGTATCAACGAGATCAACCTCGTAGATGGTGTCACCCGGCGCTCTCGTATCTCGGTATGCAGTGGCCGTCGTAATGTTGTCTGTGTGGAATGTGGAAGAAAGGCGAGAAGGCTTCCATGGATAACTCTCTTTGCGGAAAGTCTCCAGCCTTTGCTCTCGACCCCAAAGGTCGTGCTGCTTTCCCGTCGCCAGAATGATTCGACCGAAATTGCCCGGCAGGATGATGTCTCCGCTTTGGTGGAGGTTTCTCGTCGAGTGGTAAAGAGGCATATCGATTCCCTCCTCGAGGATTTCTACCAGATTTTGATGTGTAATCGGAGGGCCGCATGAATGTGGCTCTTCGTTCCGACCACCTCAGCATCCTCTCCATCTGCACCGGAGGCGGCGGGCTCGATCTCGGCCTTGAGCTGGCAATTCCAAGCGCTCGAACAGTCTGTATGGTGGAGAGGGAAGCATTTTCCGTCGCGCACCTGGTGGCAGCGATGGAACAAGGTCTCCTGGCTCCGGCTCCTGTGTGGAGCGATGCCAGAACCTTCGACGGCCGCCGCTGGCGTGGATGCGTGGACGGCCTCATTGGCGGTATCCCGTGCCAGCCGCACAGCCTTGCCGGCCGGAAGCAGGGCCAACTCGATGAACGGGATCTCTGGTCCGACGCGCGGCGCATTATCGTCCAGTCGCGGTGCTGGTTCGTGCTCATCGAGAACGTTGGCGGCATGCTCTCGGCGGGGGCTGACGAAGTCGCTGGAGCCGAGCGGGTATGGCGAGACCTTCGCAAGCTTGGTTTCGCGGTTGAGATCGGACTGTTCACGGCGGCGGAAGTCGGCGCGAGCCATGAGCGCGAGCGGGTCTTCATACTCGGCGTGGCTGACGCCATCGGCGAACGAGGATGCGGCCGGGATGGTGGACGGCCAGATGCAAAGGATGCTGACGCATCAAGCCAAGGAAACATCCGGTCTTTGGTCGACGCCTTCGACGGGCGACGGGCAGCGCGGCGGGACGATCACGGAAGCCATGTCGGGCACCAGTCTGACGCAGCAGGTGAATACCCTCTGGTCCACGCCTACGCAGGTGCATCGGAAATCCGAGAAGGCCATGCGGCCGTTCGCGGAGGGTGGGCAGAGCAGCCCGCCAGCGATCGAGCAGCAGGCGGAAGTGCTGACGAACACGCTTTGGGCCACTCCATCGGTAGCGGACACGACCGGCGGGCGGATGACGCGATCGGGCGACCGCTCGAACGAACCGTTGCTGAAAGGCCAGTCGGATACCCTCTCTTCCCGCCTCCACCCGATGCTCTATCCAGTTGGGCAAGTGTCCTCTCATCCGCGCCGGAGCTTGAACCCGCTTTTCGTCGAATGGCTGATGGGCTGGCCTCCCGGCTGGACGTTGGGCGTGTGGACCGACTTCGAATGCTCGGCAACGGAGTTGTTCCGCTTCAAGCAGCGCATGCGTTCCGCACTCTCTGCCATCGCCTTGCCGGCCGAGGCTCCGCCGGCGCAGCTCGCCTTGTTCGGATGATGGAGGTGAACCTTTGAACGCGCCCTTCCATCACCGAGACATCCGCCCCGCGCTTCCCGATGCCATCGAGGCTGAACAGGCGTTGCTAGGCGCTTTGCTGGTCAACGCCGATGCGTATTGGCGAGTGGCTGGATTCCTGAAGCCGCAGCACTTCTCCGACAAGTTGCACGGCAAGCTCTATGAAACGCTGGGAACCTTGATTGCTGAGGGCAGGGCGGCCACGCCGATAACTGTGAAGCCATATCTCCCGGCTGACCAGCTTGTCGGTGAATTGACGGTGTTCGAATACGTCGTCCGTCTCGCCTCCGAGGCTGTCACGGTTTCCGGTGCCTACGACTATGCGCGCGGCATCGTTGAGATGTGGGCTCGGCATCAGTTGATGGGTGTCGCGCAGGACCTCGATGCGCTGGCACGAACGATGCCGATCGACATGACTCCGGAAAAGATCATCGCATCGGTGGCGGATCGGCTGACCCAGATCGCGCAGGAAGGCAACGAGCGAGCGGCTTCGACCAAATACGGCGTGGTGCTTCCGAAAGCGGTCGACAAGGCTGCGCAGGACAGCGGAAACGCGGCGGCTCGTCTCCCGTGGTTCCTTCCAGAAATAGGGGAGGCTCTTGGTGACATTCGCCGCGGCAACCTCATCGGCCTGATGTCGGATTCCGGCGGCGGCAAAACCTCGTTCTCGCTTCAGCAGTGCCGGTTCGCTGCCGGCCGCGGTTTCAAATCGGCGTTCTTCTCTATCGAGGTGACAGACGAAGAAGCGGCATTGCAGGCCGCCGCCCAGGCAAGCCGGATCAGCCTCGGCAGGATCGACAATTTCACGCTGAACACGAAGGAGAAGTCCGAGCTCGAGGCCGAAATGACCAGTTCGAGCGATCTGCCGTTTTACATCGTTGGCTTCGGCGAGTGCACGCTGTCGGACATCAGGATCAAGGCAGAGGCGATGGTCAAGAGCCACGGCCTGGATCTGATCATCATTGACCACGCCAAGATGATTACGCTGCCGAACCCGAAGGATATGTTCGCCGAACGGATCAACGCGCTCTATCGCGGGCTCAAAGCTCTCGCCAAGTCGCTGAACGTGGCCATCGTCATCCTGATCCAGCGAAACGACGACTGGAAGCAGCGGTGGCGGGCCGGTTCCAGCCTGCGCCCGGTCATGGGGGACGCATATGGCGGCGGCGCGATCAAACAGAGCCTCGATGTCTGGTTCTCGCTCTATCGCCCGGAACCGCTCTACAGCGAACTCATCCCCACGATGCCGCCGGAGCGGGCCAAGGAAGGCGAGAAAACGCGCCGGGACGTCATGGTCGAAAAGCTCGCGCAGTGCAGGGGCAGGGCGTGGGTCATCAACCACAAGCGCCGGCGCGGCGAACCGGGCCGATCCCCTGAGATCATGTTCGACGGCGAATTCACAATGTTCAAATCGGCTGGCGAAGAACTGCCGCCGGCGTTTGAAGGCTTCGAGGGCTTCTGATGACCGATTTCCTTCCGGAATATCGCTACCTGCCATGGAAGGGCGGCTACCGGCCCATGTTTCGGCTGTTCACGTCCGACCGTTGGAAACTAGTGCGCAGGGATGGCGAGCCGGTCTCCTGCGACACGGCCGGTCAGGCTCTTGCCGAGGCCAAGGAGTGTGTGCGGCGCATCCTCAATCCCGAGATCAGAGCGGAGATGGCCGAAGCTGTGCCGAAGGTTCCCGACTTCCTAAACCCTGAAATATGGGACCGCGATCGCAAGGCGCGCGAGGTCCAGGAACAGCAAGAAGCATTCGGCACGATCTTCGTGCGGAGCAAGCCGGTGAAAGTCGAGTTAGCTAAAAGGAGAGCGCGGGCATGACGCTTCTTAAGCCGAACGAACCATGGATGCAGGACGCGGAAACCGCAGCCCAGCGCCGGCATGGCACGTCAGGTCACGGCCGTCCCGGTCGGGCTGCGCGCTCCGAACTGGCGCTGCGCAACGCCATGGAAGACCTGATGCGCCAGCGGATGCCGGAAGCTCGCATGTGCCATGAAATGGTTATGGGCGCGCGTGCGGTCCGTGCCGACCTCGTCGCTGTCGCGCCGGCCCATATCGCGGCCATCGAGGTCAAGGGCGCATACGACGACACGAGCCGGCTGCTCCACCAGATCGGCATGTATCAGCTTTGCGTCCCCGAAGTCTGGATGGTGGTTGACGTCAGGCATGAGGCCGATGCCAAATTGATCCGGCATCTCCTGCCAAGCGTTGGTCTGATAGCGGCGGATGGCGTCACGCACCTCTCACACGATTGGTCCAGCGACGAGCGGCCGGTTTCGATCGATGTGGTTGCCGAACCGGAGCCTCGTTCACCCGTACCAGAGATGGCGCTGGAAATGCTGTGGGCCGAAGAGCTTCGTTCGGCCTGTTCTCATCTTCGCGTGTCGGTCGGTTCTAAAGCAACGCGACCCGCCATGATAAAATCGATTGGCGAGCTGTGTTCGCTTTCGGAGATACAGGTCGCTGTTTGCCGTGAGCTGCGTGGCCGTGACGCGCTGTGGCGGGCCGACGCCCCTGTCAGGAGGCGGGCATGATCGCATCCTACCGCCGCACCGAAGAAGGCATCCGGCGCATCGCCGCTGAAAGGCGACGGTCTATGGCAGCGCCGCTGGAACTGATCAAGCCGAGCCCCGAGCCGATTTCAGAGCCAGCCAAGGTCATTCCGCTTCGCACACCACGCGATGACCTGATGCGCATCATCGATCTCGTGGCCCGGATGCATGGCGCAAGGGGAGACGAGATTTTCAGCGCGGCCAAATCGAACAGAGTGGCCTACGCCCGTCAGGCCGCCATTTGCGCCGTAAAAGTGGCCAGGCCGGACATGACGCTGATGCATGTAGGTCGCGTGTTCGGACGGGACCACACGACAATTCTATCGGCGATGCGGAAGCGAGGGTTCCGCAGTGAGTGATCGTGTGAAGCGCCAGAAACACCGGCCAACAGCATCGACACATGGCCTGTTCTGCCCGTCGTGCGGGTCGTTGCATCTTCGGACATTGGAGACGCGCCCTACGGGTGGTGGTGTCAAACGGCGACGTGAATGCGAAACATGTGGGTACCGCATGACGACCATCGAGGCCGCCGTCGTGCGTCAGGTCTCACGGAATCGAGATAAACAGTCATGATCCACTACAAAGATATTGCCGGTCATAAGTTCGGTCGCCTTTCAGCTATCTGCGTTGCTGGACGGACCAAGTCGCGCTTGGTGCTGTGGCGCTGCCGATGTGACTGTGGCGGTGAGTGCATCGTCACAGGAACAAATCTTCGCAACGGACATACAAAATCGTGCGGGTGCATCAAGCGTGAGATAGCGTACGACATGAACGCATCCCATCGCCTGTCATGGACCCCGGAGTACAGAATTTGGTGGGCTATGATCCAGAGATGCGAATACGAAGGGAGCGACTCCTACGAACTTTACGGCGGGAGGGGTATCAAAGTGTGTCGACGTTGGCGCGAAGACTTTGAGGCCTTCTATCGAGACTTAGGGCCGCGTCCGTCAAGTCATCACACCATAGATCGCTATCCCGACAATGACGGCGACTACGAACCCGGCAACGTCCGATGGGCAACCGCTTCCGAGCAGGCAGCCAATCGACGCACGAGCACCATCGTAACTGTTGATGGAGAAGACATTTGCCTCACAGAGGCAAGCCGCCGGGCTGGCGTCCATCCGGAAACCGCTCGAAAGCGGCTCGGTCGCGGATGGAGCCAAGACGAAGCTCTCGGGAGAGCCAAGAGAGTTCACGGCAACGCGGCAAAGACCCATTGCGTTCATGGTCATCCTCTAAGCGGTGCAAACCTCTACCATCGGCCGGATGGCTACAGAGATTGCCGAACGTGTCGTCGGGAATCCCTTCGTAGATGTAGGGAAGGACGCACCGTCGAACGTCCGAAGGAGGCGACGTGATCGATCCTCGCGTCAAGGCACTTTGTGACGAATTCGAGGTGAGGATAGTGCCGAAGTCGGTCTATCCCGGCCCCGGTGAGACGCGTGCCGTTGGAACGTTGCAGAAGATCCTCGCACGGCACGGTGTTGAGCACGCTCGGCTCGTCATGACCACGTTGGCCGAAACCGACAATAACAAGGCCTCGCTTGATCAGGCCGCATTGGGTGCAGTTTCGGGGCTGGTCAGGGCCTGTCCTGAGTATGTCGAGGACGCTTCGAAATGGCTGGCGGCATGGGATGCAACGCCGGTCGGCGAGTTGCAATGGATCAGCCAGGATCTGCGCGGCGTGTTCCCATTGAGCGCAGTTCTGGCAGGAATGATCTACGAGCGGATGTGGAGAGCGTTCGGACCCAGATCCGTCCAGCCCGATCTCTATGACGACAGGAGGCGCGCGTGAACGACGAGCCGAACTTCGTCCGCGCGTCGATGGTGCCGATGGAATGGACGGTCGAATGTCCTGTCTGTGGTGCTGCCGTGTCGGTTCCGGAGGTTGAGGAAGACGATGCCGGAATCTGGCACGCCGCGCGCGAGCATTGCATCGTGGAATGCGAGTGCGGTGTCTATATCGAGCCATATGGTGCGAATATAATTGAGTGTCGCGACCCGCCTTGGCGGCAAAGGAGATGGTGACGACATGAACATCGGCGATATCGCGAACATCTTCATCCGAGCTGCTGAGATCGACCGCCACAGCCATGAGCATGTCGGTCCCGCAGCGCTACGGGCGCAACAGCTTCCGTATGTCCACACCCAAGCCGATAAAAACGGCTGGCGGAAAGAACCGGGGCGCAGGGTGGTCGATAAAAAGGGCCGCCTTATTCGTGGCGACTGGCTTGTCGAGGGCGAAGACCCGCTTTCCGATGAGCGCAAAGCTTTCTGGGAGCGCCTGGCCGCGATGCCGACCGCAGAAGAGATTAGCGCTATAGAGAAGGTCTTCGACTGGCTGGTGGCCACTAATGACGATTGCGAGCGGCGGGCGTTGTGGGCATGGGCGCGGGCCAAAGCCGGCGGCAAGTCGTTCCGACGCTGGTGCTTTCAGATCGAGGGTATCCATCCAGAGACCGGCAGAAGGAGAAAAGACCGGGCACTACAGCGGATTTCAGATCATCTCGCCGGGAAACGCGATTTGCATGACGAAAACCGGGAAATCAGAGTGTTGTCATGCGGCCATGAAAACGGGCATGTTTTGGCTACAGTCGAGGAAGGAGCGGGCAGGCGAGATGAGCTCAATTCATGGCTTGCCGATGATGCTTTCGCAACAGTGATGCCGCCAGAATTCGATGATTTTTCCTGGGCTGCCAAACGCAACGAGCGCCGGCGCCAGCGAGAGGCGCAGAAAAAGAAGGCGGCGTGAAGGTGATCGCTGCGGGCCGGACGGGATAGGTGCTCGTCTGCCATTTCGTTGGCCAGGAAGAGAAACCGGGAAAAAGACTGTCCTGTTCACCGTACCGTCGGGCCCGGTTGACACGGCCCGCAACTCTAATGGCAACGCGAGAGCCGCAGATAAGTTTCGTCAGTGATGGGCGCGGTGTTCTGCGTTTCGCTTTCTTGTCGCTGCGGCCTTTTTGGCGGATGCAGATCGGTCAGCAGCCGATCGGGATGCAGAAGCGCGACCGCCTTTCTCGCCACCTTTATGGGCGGCGGGATGATCTGTGTGTTTGCCGCGCCCCGAGCCGCCAGGCTTCTTGCCGCCACCGTCGTCTTTGTTGACTGTGGCCCATGCCCGTCTCTCGGCTTCCTTCTCCGAAACGCCGCGCTTCTCGTAGCCCTCTGCGATATGATCGGCCTTTCGTTCTTGCTTGTCAGTGTATTTGGACTTGTCTCCGCGGGGCATCGCAGCCTCCTCAATCCTGATGCTCGGGCATCTCTTTAAGCTGATCTTTCGTCCATGATGTTAGCGCGTGGACATCTCCGTCCTCGTCACGCATGAAGTCGAGTTGGTTGGCCGGTACTGAAACCGGCTTGGCGCCGATACCCAGAAAACCGCCCACATCAATGATAACCTGTGCGCCACCGCCGATCCCGTGCACATGAGACACCGACCCGATCTTCTCGTCGCCAGGGCCGTAGATGGTTGCGCCCTCAAGAATGGTCTCGGTCAGTTCTTCATTGGTCAGCCGAACATGCTTGGTGTGATCCATCTCGAAACTCCTTCTGGTTAGTCAGAGCTAACCGCTGGAGCGGGTATCAGTTCCGATAAAAAGGCGGTCAGCCGGGAAGGTAGCCCGGCATCGGTTTCAACAGGGTAGCGCAGTCAGGTCAGCGTCACGCCAGATAGACGATTGTGAAGGTTACGGCCGACACGAGACAGGCAAGAAGGATAAACATCCACGGCCGCTTGCGGGTCGTCAAATCCTCGACAAGCACGCTCATCTTCCGAGGATCGCCCCACTTGATCCGGCGAAACTTGTAGATGTTGTCGGCCATGGGCCAATTCTCGCCTGGACCGGTTAACGCCGGCTTAGTTCCCGGCCGTGCGGGTAATCGCGGCACCCCAAACCGAAAGGAACCCTGATGCGAAGTATCCGAACGCTTCTGTTCGGCGGCCTTGCCATGCTGGCGGCTGCCTTCTTCGCGATTGCACCGGCCTCGGCCGTCGATCGCGATATCGGCATCTACAACCTGACCTGCGAGCCGCCGGGCTATGTCGTGCCCGATGTGATGAAGGTCGCGGCGGTCAATCACGAGATCGAGACGCTGTCCCGAAGTTGTGACACCCATGCCGATGACTTCGTTCGCATGAACCAGCCCCTGACCAACTGGCGCTTCTCGGCCGAAGCATATTCGCGCGTCGACCCGCATATTCGGATCGGCTGACATTTTGGAGGGCCGGTTGCCTACAGCGGCACCGGCTCGTTTGCCTGCGTGGACGCTTCCTGGCAGCGCGCCCGCTAGGACTTTGGCCTGTACCTTCCAAAGGTCGCCTGAAGGCATTCATGATAAAGTTCAAGCCATTGTTCGCGGCTTAGCGGACCAACGTCGTGCGCAGTGCTTTGGATGACTTTCGCCAAATCCAGCGCCACACGTTGGTTGGTACCGACCCCGGTTTCGATGTTAACAGTGTCTGCCAATTGTGCCTCCCGCTTTGAAAACAATCAAAGGTAATCAAACGTGGCTCGCGGTGGCAAGAGGATAGGTGCAGGGCGGCCCAAGGGAGCTACAACGCGGCGTTCGCGGGAAATAGCGGACCGGGCCACCAAGGAAGGTTTGACGCCGCTGGAGGTCATGCTGACGGCGATGCGCGAACACGCGGCCGCAAAGCGATGGGACGAGGCGGCGTCGATTGCCAAGGATGCCGCGCCCTACATGCACCCGCGCCTCGCCTCCATGCAGCACACCGGCCGCAACGGCGGACCTATCCAAACAGTGGACCTAACCAAGCTATCCGGTGATGAACTCGCACAACTCGAATCCATCTTCGGTCCGCTTGCCGGATCCGGCGACGATGATGCGCCTGATCAGGGCGGAGAAGGCGAGGCGGGCGGCTGAGGCCGAGCGGGAGCGCGTATCGCGCGATGCGGAACGCATCAGGGCGCGGTGTCAGTCGCTCGAAGGGTTCATTGTAGAATTCTGGGATGTTCTGGAGCCGAAGAAGGAACTGAAATTCGGTTGGGCACTTCGGGCGATGTGCCGCCACCTGGAAGCTGTCACGGAAGGACAGATCCAGTTCCTTATGATGACGGTGCCGCCCGGCATGATGAAATCTCTTGTGCTGGTCTTCTGGACGGCGTGGGAGTGGGGTCCCTGCGCGCGGCCTGACATCCAGGTCCTGGCGACGTCGTACAGCCAGCCGAACGTGCTGCGCGACAATATCAAGCTTCGGCGTCTGGTCGAGAGCGATAAGTTTCAGGCGCTCTGGCCACTAAGACTCCGAGACGATCAGAACGCGAAGGGGAAATTCGAGAACACCGGCAGCGGGTTCAGCGAGGCCCGCCCGTTCAGTTCGATGACTGGTGGCCGCGGCGACAGGGTGAAGATCGATGACCCTCACTCGACGGAGACGGCAGAGAGCGACACGGAACGGCAGGCAGCGGTCCGCATCTTTCGGGAGGGCATTTCCGACCGCCTCAACGATGTGACGACTTCGGCCATCGTCATCATTATGCAGCGGTTGCACGAACAGGACGTTGCAGCTGTAGCTCTGGAACTCGATATCGGATTTGTCCACCTCAACCTGCCAATGGAGTTTGATCCAGAACGGGCCTGTCGGACCTATGTCCGCGGCGAGTTGTTCTTCGAGGACCCACGGACCGAAGACGGTGAGCTTCTATTCCCCGAGCGGTTCCCGCCGGCGGAAATCGAGCGACTTAAAAAAGCGAAGGGCTCCTACGCGTATTCGGGGCAGTACCAGCAGCGTCCGACACCTCGCTCTGGCGGCATGTTCCAGCGCGGGGATTTCGAGATAGTCGATGCAATTCCTGCCGGCGCCGAGCGCTGCAGGGCATGGGACTTCGCGGCAACTCAGCCAAAACCGGGCCGGCAACCTGATTGGACTGTCGGGCTACGGATGGCGCGGGTCGACGGCATTTTCTACGTCGAGGATGTGACGCGCGATCGCTGGTCTCCGGCAGATGTCGAAAGAAATCTGAAAAACACGGCCAGTCAGGATGGATTGGCGGTCCGCATACGGATGCCGCAAGACCCGGGCGCAGCCGGTAAGGCCGACGCTGCGACCAAGATCAAGCTGTTGGCCGGGTACGATGTGAAAGCCCTGCCTGTGACCGGTGACAAAGCCACGCGCGCCAAGCCAGCTTCGGCGCAAGCCGAGGCCGGAAACGTCAAGCTGGTGCGGGCGAAATGGAACGAAGCATTCCTCGATGAAGTGTGTTCCTTTCCGAATGCTCAATTCGATGACCAGGTTGACGCTTTTGCCGATGCTCTGAACGAGCTGGCACTGGGTTCGACATTCACTCTCGACAACGTCTGAGGTCAGCCGTGGCAAATATCATTGCATTCGCCCGCGACAGCCTGACCAATCTGGTGTCGAGGCTCGGAACCGAACGGGATAAGGCGTCGCATAGCGTCTATGCCACGCCGATCCTGTCCGATGAGCAGATCGTCAACGCGTACCGTGGCGCTTGGCTTCCGAGGAAGATCGTGGACATTCCGGCACTTGATAGCTGCCGGAACTGGCGCAACTGGCAGGCCGGCGACGGGCAGATCGAAAAGATCGAATCCGAGGAAAAGCGGCTGAACGTTCGCGGCAAGGTGATGCAGGCTCGCACCCAGGCCCGTTTGTTGGGCGGGGCAGCCATCTTCATCGGGACGGGTGACAACAACTTGCGCGAGCCACTGGAGGTCGAGAACATCACGGCCGGCGGCGTCAGGTATTTGACGGTGTTCAGCCGCAAGCATCTGAGTGCCGGTGAAATCGACCGGGACCCGGCATCGGAAATGTATGGTAAGCCGTCCTTCTATCGGCTGAACAGCCGGGACGGGGCGACGGTTGACGTCCATCCCAGCCGCCTTGCCATCTTTCAGGGCAATGCGATCGGTGACGACGACCTGGCTTTTCATCAGGGTTGGGGCGATAGCGTTCTTACCTCTGTGCTGGATGCTGTCAAAAACGCAGACAGCACCGCGGCCAACATTGCGTCTCTCGTGTTTGAGGCGAAGGTCGATGTCATCCGCGTTCCAAACTTCATGGCCTCGATCGGTAACGAGGAATACAAGCGGAAAATCCTCGAGCGCTACACGCTGGCCAACACGGCGAAGGGCATCAACGGCACACTGATGCTCGACAAGGAGGAGGAATACGAGACCAAGTCGGCATCGTTCGCCACACTGCCTGATATCCTCGACCGCTTCCTGACTATCGTGTCGGGCGCTGCCGATATTCCTGCCACGCGGCTCCTCGGGCAGTCGCCGGCAGGGCTGAACAGCACCGGCGAGGCTGATTTGCGGAACTACTATGATCGCATCTCGGCCATGCAGGAAATCGAGATGACGCCGGCCATGTACAGGCTGGACGAGGCGTTAATCCGTTCGGCTCTGGGATCGCGCGATCCTTCGATCCACTACACGTGGGCGCCGCTCTGGCAGATGACCGACAAGGAACGGGCCGACATCTTCAAGACCAAGGCTGATGGGGCGAGGGCGATCGCTGGTGGCAACGGACAGCCTCCGTTGATGCCGGTCGAGGCGCTGTCCGACGCGCTGGTCAATGCCTTCGTCGAAGATGGCTCGCTGCCGGGCCTTGAGGCGGCAATCGAGGAATACGGCAAGTTGTCCGATCAGGAAGAGGATGAGGACGAAGTTGCGGCGGCTCTGCCTGCGCCTTCTCGGTGGCAGGCCGCGAATGACGCTGCGCCGCGCACCCTGTATGTGCGCCGCGACGTTCTGAATGCCAAGGAGATCATTGCTCACTTCAAGGCGCAGGGCCTCGAAACCACGCTGCCCGCAGATGACCTCCACGTAACCATCACGTTCAGCCGGATACCGGTCGATTGGATGAAGATGGGGGAGGACTGGACCGGCAAGGACGGCAGGCTCGTCATCAGCGCTGGCGGGCCGCGCATGATGGAGCGGTTCGGCGAAGCTACGGTGCTGCTGTTTTCATCGTCAGCACTGTCTTGGCGCCATGAGGACATGAAACGGCAGGGCACCTCTTGGGATCATCCGGAATACCAGCCGCATGTCACGATTAGCTACGGCTTCGACGGCGATCTGTCGAAGGTGCGGCCATGGACCGGTGAAATCGTCCTGGGGCCAGAGGTATTCGAGGAAGTGAAGGAAAACTGGAAAGAAGGGATTACCGAAGATGCCGAGCGTTGACAGCACATCCGACGATCGCACCGCGAACAATACGATGCGTCATGCTTATCGCGTCCTATCCGACGAGGAAAAGGCAGTGATGCAGGAAGTCAAGGACATGGGTCTGGCCTTTCATGACCGGGTTTCGGCGCTTGGCAATAGCCGGGAGACGTCCATTGCCAAGACGAAGATCGAGGAAGCCGTCATGTGGGCGGTGAAGCACGTTACAGCGTAGTCTTATTTCAAAACGGTGTATGGCCAAGAGTGGTGGGAGTAGAGGACGTGGACGGCTCTTTGTAGCTCTCAACCTCAATGTAGCGATATGGCTCGTTTGTCTTTGCCATCGTCCAGTCCTCCCTGTTTGGAGCGATCTTATATGCAATTCATCGATACTGTAACCGTCGCGGGAACGCGCCGGCGCGATGACGGCTACCTTGTTGCCGACGCCCGCGTGGCTCGCATCGGTATCCAGACTTATGCCGGTTGGGAGGTTGGCAAACCCAATCTCCCGCTGGTCAGGGTTTATCGGCCTGAGGGCGAGGTTTTCAGCCGCGACACACTGGCCTCGTTCGCCCATCGTCCGGTCACCAATGACCATCCCGACGAGGTTGTGACGGCTGATAACTGGAAGGAACTCGCCGTCGGTCAAACCGCCGATGAGATTGCCCGTGACGGCACGTTCATCCGCGTACCGCTGATGGTGGCCGACGCCGCCGCGATCAAGGACATCGAAGGTGGAAAGCGTGAGCTTTCGGCCGGTTACACCTGCGATCTGGCCTTTGAACCCGGCACAACGCCGGAGGGCGAGGCATACGACGCCGTTCAGAAGAATATCCGGGCCAACCACGTCGCCATCGTGCAGCGGGGCAGGGCCGGGTCAGAAGTTCGCATCGGTGATGCGAGCAAATGGGGCCCGGCCCCGATCACCCCAACCATGGACAAGGAGACAGTCACCATGAGTGACGCACTTCGTACTGTGGTCGTGGACGGACTGTCGGTCCAGACGACCGACCAGGGCGCCCAGGCCATCCAGAAGCTGTTGAAGGACCTGGAGTCCTCGGCAGCCAAACTCGCTGATGCCGATAAGGCTCACCAGACCAAGCTTGCTGACGTCGAGAAGGCCCACGCCGACGCCGTCAAGGCCAAGGATGCCGAACTCGCCAGCAAAGACGAGGAAATCGGCACGCTGAAAGCCGACAAGAAGAAGCTGGAAGACGCGGCACCGAAGCCGGCCGACATCGACAAGATGGTGGCGGCCCGTGCCGAACTCGTGACCACCGTCAAGGCAATCGATGCCAAGATCGAAACCGATGGCAAGACCGATGCCGATCTTCGCCGCGCCGCGGTGAAGGCCAAGCTCGGCGACGAGATGGTCAAGGACGCGTCGGACGCGGAAGTCGCCGGCATGTTCAAGGCCGTGGCCAAGGACGTGAAGCCCGTCGATCCGCTTCGTACCGTCGTTGCCGGTGGTCTCCAGCAGACCAGCGATGCCGATAAGGGCGCGGCCGAAGCCTATGTCGCAATGGTGAAGGACATGATGTCCGCCCACCAGCCGGCCAAGGCCAATTGAGGAGGTTCTGACATGGCAACCTACCAGACCACCTATACCGAGCGCCCGGCCAAGGGCCTTCATGGCCAGATCGCTAGCGAGGAGAAGTCGAACCGGATCAGCCGTACCGTGGAAAGCGCGGGCGGCATCAAGTTCGGCACTCCGGTTCAGCGCGGCACCAGTGACCACGGTGTCGTGGCGTTCGCGTCCGGCACTTTCCTCGGCATCGCGATTCTGAACCCCGCGGTCCCGGGCGATGCGGACAACCCCGACGCCTATCCGCAGCACTTCACTGGCGCATTCATGACCCAGGGCCCGATGTACGTCACGGCCGGCGGCAATGTCAGTGACGGCGGCGAGGTGTTCTACAACACTTCGACCGGGCGATACGTCGGAGCTGCCGGAGCCAATATCGTCGGCCCGATCCCCGATGCCGTGTTCGACACGTCCGGTGGTGACGGCGACATCGTCGAGATCAGCCTGCGGCTGCGGGCCACGATCCACCCCGAAGTGACCCCATAATCTCGGTTCACGAAAGGACCACAGACCATGAACCAGATCATCAGGCAGCCTTTCGCCGATGCGCAGGCTGCATTCCCCTTCGTAATCACGCAGGGGCGCAACGTCGAGACGCGCATCTATCAGAAGCGCTATCCGACCTTCAATTATGGGGCTCACGTCCCTGTCGTCACCGAGGGGAACGAATGGGCCGTCGGCACCATGTTCTTCACGGTCGACATCGCCGGGGAGGCTAAGTTCATTTCCGGCGCCGGTAACGACCTGCCGTTCAGTTCGGCCACCCGCGACCAGGCGGCGCATGACTTCGCCATGATCGGTGCCGGCTGGGAGTGGAACCTGGAGGAGGTCAACCAGTCCGCCCTCTACGGTATTCCGCTCAGCGACACCAAGGCCATGGCGTCGTCGCAGTCGGTAGAGCGCCTTCTGAACGACATCGCGATGAAGGGCTCGACCGAGAAGAACTGGACCGGCTTCGTCAACAGTTCTGCGGTCTCCCGCACCGACGTTGCCGCCAATGGCACGGGCTCTTCGACGCTCTGGTCTGCCAAGACCAATGATCAGATCCTCGAGGACATCAACGATCTGATCGGCAGCGTGCGTGACAACACGCTCGAGGTCGAATGGATCGACAGCCTGCGCCTGCCGCCGGAAGCGTTCCGCCTCCTCAACAACCGTCGTCTCGGTGCCGGTGACGGTGTGCTGAACCTTCTGGACTATCTGCGCAAGAACAACGTCTATACGGCGGAGACCGGCCAGCAGCTCGATATCCAGCCGCTGCGCGAACTTGCAACCGCCAGCCAGGACGGAGGTGGTCGCATGGTGGTGTATCGGCGTGACCCGGAAGTTCTGCGCTTCCACCTGCCCATGCCACGTCGTGTCCTTCAGCCGCGCCAGAAGTCCATCATGGCCTTCGAGCAGGGCGTCATCGCTCGTACCGGTGGCACGGAATGGCGCCTTCCAGCCGCTGCAGCGTACGGCGACGAAATCACCGCGCCGGCATGACGGAGGGAACCATGAAGGTCACCAATATCAGCAAGGCGCTGCAGGGCGTGAATGGCAAGTCGGGGCGGGTGTTCATCCGTCCCGGCGACACCAAGGAAGTCGAGTTCGACGATGTCGGTCTGAATCAGGCGAAGCGCCTGACAAAGTTGCTGTCGATCGAGAAGGGCGATGCGGGGGCGGCACCGGAAGGTGGCGGCGTCAAGACCGCGGCCGAGGTGCTCGCCATGGCTGACAACAGCGATATCCCGTTCATGTCTTTCAAGTCGGCAGCATCCAAGCTGTTGGGCGAGAGGACGCCGGCCAAGAAAGACGAGATCGTCACCGCCCTGATGGAACTGGCGACGAACCCGTAATCAAAAGACCCGGCAGTTCCCGCTGCCGGGCCTACTTCCCGCAGAACCAGTCGAAGAATTGATGTGTGGGCTCAACTGCTTGAACACCATCAGTCATTTCAGGCGGCAGTGCAGAATTTGGTGTGGTCAACCCCAGTCGGGACGCACTTGTCTGACAAATACCGTTCCACCCTCTTTTGCTCAGGGAGATGACCTCATTAGGATTCAGGTAATTGTAGACGGCGACCACAGCAAACAAGGCAGCTACCACAACGGGATGAGCCCACCGTAATTTCCCTGCGGTCACTGCGCCTAGCACAATGGCGACAAATAGAGTGATGAGAGCGAAGGTAATGCCAATAGGAGCCATCCTCGATCATCCCCCTCAAGAGCCTGACAAAGCGTTAGCAAAGGCGAGCAATAATGGCTGGTTATGGAACGGATGACGGCTTTCAGGCCTATGCCGATACGAATGGCTATGACGTCCCATCTGGCAACGTGACAGCGGCGCGCAATCGCGGCTCGATCTATATCGACGGTACCTATGGCGATCGGTTCATGGGCTTGCCCACTGGTGGGCTGGACCAAGAACGTACGTGGCCGCGTATTGGTGTTCCGGGCATCGCCGACAACGTAGTTCCGCAACGGGTCATCAACGCCTCTTACGAAGCGGCTCTGCTCGAGCTGCGAGAGCCCGGCAGTCTTTCAGTGGTCACGTCCGGTTCGGCTCGTGTCGTGCGTGAGAAGGTTGGCGATCTGGAGGTGCAGTATGCTAATCCGGGTGGCGATGCTCTGGCGGACGCCACACCGATCGTTACTGTGATCGAAGGCCTGCTTGCTCCCCTGCTGGTCAAACCCATTCCCGGCGCGCTGGTGGTCTGATGGCCAGCAAGTTCAACTACGCGAAATCGCAGGCCACGGCCGAGCGCCTGCTGAAAAAATTCGGCCGCTCACTCCTGATCAGTCGCGAGTTCAGCGAGGCCGACCCGGCCAAGCCGTGGGAGCCTGGTGTGGCATACACGGCCACCTATTTGGCGTTTGCCGCTGTCCTGCCAGCCTCGAAAGGCACGATCGAAGCCTTCGACAACAGGTTGGAAGGCGGGACGCTGATCGATGAGCGGCTGCGCTACGTGCTGATGTCGCCGGTGATGACGCGGACGTCAACACTTGGTCCGGACATCATCGAGCCGCAGTCACTCGACGTACTGACCTTCGATGGTCGCGAATGGACCGTCTTGGGATGTACGCCGCTCAATCCGGCTGGGCCGGCAGTGCTGTATCCGATGGGAGTGAAACGATGAACGATTTCCTTCTCACGCGGGTGATAATACCAGGCATCATGGCCATTGCCGCGGTTGTCATTGTCGCTTTGGTCGCGGTCGCAATCTATTACGCCAATTCCGAAAAGCTGACCCTAACCAAAGCTGAGTGGGTGTGCACCAGATCTGAAACGGTGCTCATGCCAATGCCGGCAGGGAAGGTGATGGTAACCATTCCTCAGCAGCAGTGTGTCCAGTATTCAAGGCAGTGAGCCATGCTCAAACGTCTTTCATCCCGTGAGAAATTCGAGCAACTGATTGCCAACTTCGAGCCGCTGATCCGCAAGGCGTTCGAGGATGCCGTCGAGGACATTCGCTCGAACATCCAGCTTCGCCGGATCGTTGAGCGACTGGAGCGCAACGACATCATCGGCGCCATTGAGGCGCTGCATATCGATCGCGCCGCGTTCAACCCGGTCGAGAATGCTATTCGCCTGGCCTATAACGCCGGCGGAACGGCGGCGGTGGCGGGTATGCCTGCGCTGCGCGATCCGGAAGGCCACAGGCTGGTTGTCTGGTTCGATGTGCGCAACATCCGCGCCGAGCGCTGGCTTGCCGAACACAGTTCGAACCTGATCACCGCCATCACCGCGGATATGCGCGAGGCGGCGCGTGTCGCAATGACCGTTGGTATGGAAGAAGGGCGCAACCCGCGCTCGACAGCGCTCGATGTCGTCGGGCGGATCAACCGGGCCACTGGAAAGCGCGAGGGTGGTATTCTGGGACTTACCAGCACCCAGGCGGAATATATCGCCTCTGCGCGCCAAGAGCTGCTTTCCGGTGATCCGGCGGCGCTACGGCACTACCTGACGCGCAACCGGCGCGACAGGCGTTTCGATCGCACAGTGTTGGCGGCGATCAAAGATGAGAAGGCGATGCCGGTCGATATGGTCGATCGCATGCTGGGCCGCTATTCGGATTCGCTTCTTCTGCTGCGCGGCGAGACTGTCGCCCGCACCGAAACCCTGTCGAGCTTGAACGCTTCCACGCGAGAGGCATTCGAGCAGGCGATTGCAGTGGGTAATGTCAGCCGCCAGGACGTGCGTAAGGTCTGGAAGGCTACGAAGGACAACCGGACGCGAGACACGCACCGTGTGCTCGATGGTGAGAGCGTCGGTATGGATGAGGCTTTCACTTCGCCCTCCGGCGCTCGGTTGCAGTTTCCGGGCGATCCATCGGCTCCGGCCAGCGAGATCATCGCATGCCGGTGCTTCCTGACCTATCGCATCGACTATCTGGCAAACATCGAGTGATCCTTTGGCGCAGCAATCGTTCTCGGCAGCAGTTGATGAATGGGTGCTGAAGTCGCAGCGGCGTATGCTGGCGATGTTCCAGACCGCGACGCAATACGTCATCGAAGACATGATCGACCGGACGCGCGTTGATACCGGCTTCCTCCGGGCCAGCATCGTCGTGTCCACCTCGGCACCAGCGGCGATCCGAGAGGATGCACGGCCAGTAGAAGGTCAGAAATATCCGGCCAACGAAGCCTACGCACTGGTGATTGCCGGTGCCGAACTCGGCGGCACGATCTGGGCGACCTACACCGCGAGCTACGCGGCCTATCGCGAATATGGGACCCATGGGCAGGCCGGCGACGGCATGGTTCGTCTAGCGGCCCAGAACTGGCCGAAACACGTCGCGCGGGCCACGGCGGAAGCAAAGGCGAGGGTAGGTTAGGTGGCAACCGTCGAAAGCATCATTCCCGGCCTTCTCATGGCGCGGCTGGCGGAGCTTGTTCTGTCGCCACCGTTGCCGGTCGCTTGGCCCGATGTACCGTTTACGCCGCCAGCCGGAAGCTACGTCGAGGCGACGTTTCTGCCGAACACGAACGTCAATCTGTTCGTCGGCAATGATGCAACGACGCAGCACCAGGGCATTCTTCAGGTGACTGTCGTTTCGAAGGCGGGCGGCGGCATTGTCGCGCCGATGGAGATTGTCGGCCGGGTTGCGGCTCATTTCCCCAAAGGCCTCAGGATCAGCGGGCAGGGCGTTACAGTGCGGGTCAGCGCCAAGCCTTCGGTGGCGCGGCCGTTGCAGGATACTGATCGCATCCGGGTCCCGGTGACGATCCTCTACGATTGCTTCGCCAGATAGCGTTCAACACCATCCACTCCGGCCGAAAGAGCCGGTCAGTCGCCCTCGCCGTAGGCGGGGGTTTTTCTTTGCCATGACATGAAGGAGAAGCCCCATGGCGATCCATAAAAACGCGGGAACCAAGCTGTTCATCTCGCCCACGGCCGTGGTGCCCGATACGGTCAATGCGATGACCGATGTTGCCGCGCTCGCTTTCTTCGAGGGCATCGACGACTGGATCGAGGTCGAGGAAGTCGAGGATTTCGGCGAACTGGGCGATACCTCGGAAGAAATCACCTTCACCGCCGTCGGCAATCGCCGTGTTCGCAAGCTCAAAGGGCCGCGCAACGCCGGCACTCAAGCAGTCGTTGTCGGTCGCGATCCGCTCGATGATGGGCAGGAACAGTTCATCGCAGCGGAAAAGACGGATTTCAACTATCCGATCAAGATCGAGCTTGCCGATGCCCGCGCGCCGGAATTCACGGATTCCGTGCTCTACTACGCCGGTCTCGTCATGTCCCAGCCCGTGAACCTCGGCAACGTTTCGAACGTCGTTCGACGGACTTTCAACGTGGGCATCAACACCGGCGTCTACGAAGTCGCCAGCGAGCAGATCGTCACGCCGTAATCGCGCGCGACGGGCCGCTGCTGTTGTCGGGACCGCAGCGGCCCACCTCCCGACATCCCGACGAATAACCCGACAGGTGAGACATGACCAAAGAACAGGTGACACAGGTCGCCACGGATGAATTCGACCTTACCGAACTCGACGCCGCCGATGAAGATGTGATGGTCGTCAAGCGCAACGACGGCACCGAAACCGGCTGGAAGTGGACTTTCGCCGGCCCCGGCCATCCCAAGACTATCGAGCAATCCAATCGCTTGGCCCGAGAGCGCCTGCGCCGCGAAAAGGAGCAGGAGCAGGCACAGGTTAACGGCAAGAAGTGGAAAGCACCGGACGAGACGCCCAACGAAGTGCTGGAACGCAATGTCCGCCTTGTCGTGGAGCGCTTGCTGGGCTGGTCTCCGATCAAGATGAATGGCCAGGACCACCCGTTCAGTCCGGAAAATGCCAAGGCTTTGCTGACCGACCGCCGCAAGGGCACGCTGCTGATCCAGTCGCTCGAATTCCTCGGCGACGACGCGGCTTTTACGCAGCGCTCGGAGAACAGCTAACCGCCTATGCCGAGCGCGCATTCGAACTCGACCGGGACGAGGAGGGGAGGTCCCGGCGAGACAGGCTGGAAAGTCGCCTTGAGAGAGCGGTTCGCAAGAACCGTCCGGGTATTGCGGCCCAACTTGAGGCAGAGCTTGTCACGCCACCGTTTCCACTCGCGCTATCCTACGTCTGGCAGGCGTGGGCGCGCATCCGGCGCCGGACGCCGGCCGGGTTCAACGGACCTAATCCGATCACGATAGAAGCCATTGACGCCTTCGTGCGACGGACAGGCCTGCGCCTTGATCCTCGTGACGTCGAGCTGATCGAGGCGATCGATGATCTCTTTCTTGCGCAGACCGCAAAGCAGGCAAGCGCATCAGATCAGCAACAGGCGCTCAAAGATGGCCTTGCCTCCATAAGCAAGGGCGGTGTCAGAAGGTAACGCTCCATGGATCTGGCCCAATTAGGTTTGGCAGTTGATAGCCGCGAGGTTGTCGATGCATCGCGCGATCTGGAGCGTATCCGCGCGGCCGCAGCCAAGGCGGAAAAGGCCGCCGACAGTTTTGGCGCGCACACGGAAGCCGCCGGCAGGCGGGCGGCGGCGGCGAACGACAATTCAGCCCGCTCCGCCGATCGTGCCGCAAAGGCATATGGCGGCTACAGCAAAGCAGCGACGCTGGCGGCCCGTGCTATTGGTGCGGTGGTTGGCGCCGCGGCGGGAGCCGCGCTGATACATTTCGCGGATACCTGGTCCGATCTCGACGCCCGCGTCGGTCTTGCCATCGGCAGTATGGATGCCAGTGGCGTCGTCCTTGAACGTATCGGACAGGTTGCGCGTCGAACCTACTCATCACTTGAATTGTCGGCAGAAAGCTTCATCCAGAACTCGACGGTTCTCAAGGAACTGGGCCGTAGCACGAAAGAGCAACTGGATTACACAGAGGCGCTGAACCTTGCGCTGGTCGTTTCCGGAGCCAAGGCGGAACGGGCCGCGTCGGTTCAGGATGCTCTGTCTCGGGCCATGGCGCTCGGAGCGCTTCGCGGTAACGAACTTGATACCGTGCTGAAGTCCGGCGGCCGCGTCGCTGAGGTGTTGGCTGAAGAGCTTGGGATCGGCGTGAACCAGCTCCGATCGTTCGGAACTGCGGGCAAGATCACCGGCGACGTGATCTATAACGCGCTGACCAAGCGTCTAACACAGCTTCAGGAAGAAGCCGAGAAGATGCCTGCCACGATTGGCGATGGCCTTCTTTTGATCCGCAATGCGCTTCTGCAGTTCGTTGGCGGTGTCGATCAGGCCGTGGGGGCTTCCGAGACCTTTGCCGCTGGTCTGATCATTGTCGCGGACAACATCGGCAGGATCGTCACCTATGGCGCAACAGCAGTTGCGATGTACGGCAGCTATTACGTCGCCGCATTTGTGGCGGCGCAGGTCGCCACCATGGGGCTCACGGGAGCTCTTGCGCTGCTGCGTGCCGCGCTGATCCGAACCGGCATCGGGGCGGTGATCGTGCTTGCCGGTGAACTGGTTTATCAGTTTGGGAGGCTGGTTGACGCGACGGGTGGCTGGGCAGACGCGTTCCGTGAAGCGTCCCGCCGCACCGAAATCCTGCTTGACGCCGTTGTATGGGCATTCCGCGCCGCTGGAGATTCGATCCAGGCCGTCTGGGCCGGCGCGATGGCCGACATTCTTCGGTCAACCGAAGCGACGTTTGGCGGCATTCTGCGCATGCTTGGCGTCTCGGCCGAAGCGATGGCCGGTTCGATCGCCTCCCTTGAGAACCGTGCCACAAATTTAGGCGAGGCGGCAAAGTCATCGGCTATCATCGCTGCGGAACAGTTCAAGATCGCGTTTGCCGATCTTCCGAAGCCACATGCTCCGGACCTGCCCGGCGGTGGTGGCGGTTTGGGTGCGGCAGCTTCAGGTCTCGACAAGGCAGGTAAGGCCGCACAGCGGGCAGCCGACGCCTACAAGAAGATCGTTGAGAACGCTCGTCAGTTCATAGCCGAACAAGAGCTTGAAGCGCGTGTTGTCGGCATGTCGGAGGAAGCCGCAAATCGCCTGCGCTACGAGCAGGAGATGTTGAACAAGGCCGCCAACGACAACATCAATCTGACGGCGGCACAACGTGCCGAAATCGCAGGTCTCGCGCAGCAGATGTCTGCGGCCGAAGCAGCTACCAAGAGGCTTCAGGAAGCCTATGACTTTGCGAAGGAAACGACGAAGGGTTTCGTCTCCGACCTTCGACAGGGGCTGGAGCAGGGCAAAGGTTTTTGGGAAAGCTTTGCGAACGCCGCTCGAAACGCAATCAACAAGATCATCGACAAGCTGCTGAATGATCTGATCGACGCCATATTCCAAGTAAACGGCGCCGCGACGGGCAGTTCCAGTGGTGGGTTTCTCGGCGCCATTTTTGGCGGGATCGGCAAGCTGTTTGGCTTCGCGAACGGAGGCTACACCGGTCGTGGTGCGAAGTATCAACCTGCCGGTATCGTCCACCGCGGGGAATATGTGTTCTCGAAGCGTGCCACGGATCGCATTGGTATCGGTGCGCTGGATCAGCTTCATCGCTATGGGAAGGGTTATGCCGGTGGTGGCCATGTCGCGCCGGCCCGGCTTCACTCGGCGGCGAACACCAGCGGGCCTTCAGCCGATACCGTCCGCATCGTCCTGCGCGATGACAGCGGCCGCATGGCTGAGATCGCAGACCAGCGCATCCAGACGGCATCGGGAACCATCGTGCAGGTTTCGGTTCAGCAAAGCACAAAGGCGGTGAAGTCGCAGATGCCCGGGATGCTGGCCGAAGCGCAGGCTCGGAAGATGTAATGCGGGGTAGCAGCTGACGGACAGCGGGGTGTTGCCGCCCGTCAGCGTGTTGCCGAGACGCGTACTCAATACACAACGCGGGCCGATGCTGAGCGCGGCCGGTTAACAAGCTGTGAAGCCAGCGGCAGCCCTATTCAATAAATCGTCCCCCGTCCGCGGGCGAGACGAAAGCACATCGGGTTATCAATGACGATACTTTGGCCCTTTGACGTGCTGACACCACAGCACCCGACGTTCGATATCGCGCCAAGGTCACTGTCAGGCCCGCCGTCCGTTTCCGGCAAGTCACAGGTCACGTCTTCCGACGCAGGGATATGGAAAGCGACCTATCAGGAGGTCCCCGTTGTCGATGCAGGCAAAATCCTCGCCTGGCGCGCAGTGGCCAATTTGCTCGAAGGGCGTCTTAACCCGATCCTTGTGCCGGTGACGCGGTTTTACCAGCCGGTGCCGGATGGAGCCGAGGAAGCCGGCCTCTATGCTCCGGTGCCCCATTCCGACAACGCGTGGTTCTCGGACGGCACAGGTTACATCAGCCAAGTCATTGACGTGACGTTGGCCGGTTCCGCTCCGCTGCGGGCGGTGTCAGCCACGATCAACGTCAACGTTGCCGGTCTGATTCAGCCGGGACAGCACTTCTCAATTGATGGACGGCTCTATCTGCTTCGATCGGTGGTCTACACCTCGGAGACAGCCGCCACGATCACGTTCCGGCCGCCATTGCGAGAAGCCGCATCGGCCGGTTCGCGCCTCGAGTTCGATTGGCCTGTGTGCCGCATGAAGCTGGCGACAGATGGCGAGATGGATTTGCCGCTGGAAAGCGCGCGCTGGGGGTTCCCGACCGTGAATTTCATTGAGGACGTCTGATGCTGCTGCGCGAAGTTCGTCGTTGGATAGCGTCTATTCTGGCCACCTGGCTCCTGTCGGTGACGCCAGAAGAGGACATGGAAGTTCTGCTGGCGCTCGCTGTAATGCTTCGGAAGCAGATCGAGGCTAAAGGCTGATGGCTGATTTCTTCACGCCAGCGCAGATCGAGCATCTGTCGCAATCGACGGTGCGGCTCGATCTGCTGGTCGAGTTCCAGTTCACGACCGGCACCGTCCGCGTCTGGAACGGCAACACGGAACTGCCGGCCGGCGGCAAGACGTGGAAGCCGATGTACGGCTCCGGTCAGATCGACGGCCTGTCCATGCCGACCGGTGGTACGGCCGAGGCAGTCAATTTCACAGTTTCGGGCATCCCCGGCGACAGTATCGGCCTTCTGGCCAAGGCGCTGGAAGAGTCTCCCACCGTCACGCAGCAGCTTGTGACAGTCTATCTGCAACTGTTCGATGCCGACTGGCAGACGTTTGGTGCGCCAATCGGTATCTGGTGGGGCTTCATGCAGCCGCCACGGGTCAACCGTTCGCAGATGCAGGACACGGAAGGCGCTGTGCAGACCGTAACGATGACGGCCGAGAACGCCTTCTTCAACCGGTCCCGGCCGCCCTACGGCCGCTACACCGACCGCGACCAGCAGAAGCGTTCGCCGGGCGATAAGTTCTTCCAGTTTACGCCGTCGTTGCTGTTCAAGACGTTCCAGTATCCGCGCTGGTAGCAGGTTTTCATGATCGTCGAGGAGTTCATCGCCGCCGAGGCTGCGAAGCCTTTCGCGTGGGCGCGCGACGACTGCACGATGATGTGCGATCGCTGGGTCAGGTTGTGCCGAGGCGTGTCGCCCGTAACGGCTGGACTGATCCTTTACCACGACAGAGAAACGGCCTTCGCCCTGCTTCCACGCCTGCCGCAACTGATGAACCGCGGCATGCGCCGGGCAGGGGTGGAAACGACCTCGGAGCCGCTGGCCGGTGACGTTGGCCTCGTCGTCTTTGGCGACCGCATCGGCCCGGCTCTGCACGCCGGCGCGCATTGGATCACACGGCACGAAGACGGCTTCATGGCCGCGCCGCTCAAGAATTTCTGGAAGGCGTGGGCGATATGAGCACTTCGTGGATGCGGCGGCGCGCCAGTCTCTATGGCTTCAATCAATGCCTGGAGGACACAACCGCCCTGAACTACCCGAACCGGTACAAGACCGGTTTCATCGAAGGCATCATCCTTCTCGGCCTGACCTCGGCCGGCGTCACCGGGGCTGCCCTTGGCATCGCCACCACGCTTCTGACCTACGGCACTGTGATCGGCCTCTCCATCGGCCTGAACTTTCTCGCATCCTCGATCTTCAGCCCACCCCAGCCGAAGCCGGAGGACATGCAGCAGTCGAGTAAACAGCCGTTGCAGCCGCGTGTCAGGCATTACGGCCGCGTCAAGGTCTCGGGCGCATGGGTCTTTGCCGAGGCGACCGCCGCAACCTTTCACAAGGTGCTTGCTCTCGGCGTCGGGCCGATCGATGCCTTCGAGGAATTCTGGATCGAGGACACCAAAGTCGCGCTGGGCTCCGGCGGATGGGTTCAGACAGATCCGTGGGGCGGCAGCGGTGACGCCCGCATCCTGTCGCGGCGCGGGCTGGCAGCCGAGACCTACTATTCGGAGCTTGGCAGCACCTTTCCTGAGTGGACGACCGCGCATCGGGGTGACGGGACCGCGAGCCTTTACGCCTATCAAGGCTCGGCGACGCAAGAAAACTACATGAAACGCTGGCCGAACGGCATCAACACGAACTTCCGTGTCGTGATGCGTGCCGCTCAGGTCATGAATCCGGTGACGGGCGCGACGGCATGGAATGACAATGCCGCAGCCGTGATCCGCGATTACGTTACCCACTCAGACGGCATGCGTCTGCCGGCAGTCATCGTTTCGACGCCGCTGGCGCAGGCAGGATGGGTGGCCGCTTATAATCGCTGTCAGGAGGCCATCGGCAGGAAGGGTGGCGGGACGGAACCGCGCTATCGGCTTTGGGGCAGTTATCGCCTTGATGAGCGTCCGGCCGATGTGCTGGGCCGTATGCTTGCCTGTTGCGACGGCCGGCTTGTGCCGACGCCGGATGGTGGTCTCACGCTTGACATCGGCGGCCCGGATGAGGCGACCGTCGTCATCGGCCCGGACACCATAACCGGTTTCAGCGAGCTCGGGCGCGGCCGTGACGTGCTGTCCACGGCCAACACGATCCGCGCGACCTTCCTTGATCCGGCCAGCGACTATCAGGCAGCCGACGCCGATGCATGGGTTGACGCCGCCGATGTGACCGATCGCGGCGAAATAGCCACTGACAAGCAGTTCAACATGGCGCCGTCGCACTCGCAGGCCCGCCGCCTGATGAAGCTGGAGGCCTACCGCGCCAACCCGAAATGGGTCGGCACGTTTCAGTGCAACCTGCGCGGCCTCGCTGCATTCGGCAAGCGCTATGTCCGCATCCAGTATCCGCTGTTCCAGATCGATGAGCGGTTCGAGATACAGGATTTCAAGTTCGTCGTCGGTGAAGGCAACATCCTGACCGGCGTCACGATCTCTGTGCAGTCGATGCCGGTGGCGGCAAACCAGTGGAGCGCGGCGCAGGAAGAAGGCGACGCCCCGGCCTCCGATCATTCGCAGGGCAGCGGTATCCCGACCCCGGCAAAACCGATCGTGGACATGATCGAGGGGCCGAAGGCGAGCATTCCACTGGCCCCGCCGCCCGGTCCGGCCTTCGACTACGAGGCCCGTTACAAGAAATCATCGGGCAGCACCTGGTCGGTGATCAAGAATATCGCTCACGACGCAACAGTCGTTGAAACGCCGGTTCTCGACGACGGCACGTCCTACGATTTCGCGCTTCGCTACATCACGTCCGGTGCCGGCTTTATCGGCGACTGGTCATCGACCACGACGGCTTCGACGCCCGTCTGAACAACCAACAGATCAGAAACTTTGACTCCTGCTTCGGCGGGACGTTTTTGCATGGAGAATATACATGGCGCAGACCGCCGATACCGTGTTTCGCGATTTCGTCACCGATGGCGTGCCGGCCAGCGGCGCATGGCAGCCGAAGAAAGTGGAGGTCCGTGAACTTCTGACTGGCTACGAAGCAGTGATCAATGCATCGCTCAGCTCTGGCTCCAGTCTGGCATTCGCCAGCAAGGCGACGCTCGATGCCAGCCTGCAGTTTCCCAGCGCCACAATGGCGTGGGTTATCACGGATGGCGTCGCTACCAATAATGGCATCTACCGCAAGACAGGGGCGGCAGGCGCAGGGGCATGGACGAAGCTCGCTGATTTGCCCTATTCGTTCATTCGTGCCAGCAATATCGGCTCGGGAGCATCTGACGCCATTCGTGCGACATCGAGTATCCCCGTTCCATCGGCCGACGGTGTGGCTCTGATTGCTGTGAATGTCACGGTCGAGAATACTGGCCCAACGACTATTTCGTTCAATGGCGATACGCCGCTGACCATCGTCACACCAGACCGTACGCCGCTGCAGGCCGGTGATCTTACGGCCGATATGCTGATTGCGGGATACCGGGTTGGTTCTGAATTCCGTCTTATCACTGACCCATCTTCGATCCGAAACAAGCTGGCTGCCCGCGCCGCACAGACGGCCTCCGAAGAGGCGCAGGCCGCGGCCGAGGCTGCTCGCGATATCGCAGCGGGATACGCCTCCGATGCTGTCAGCCAAGGCAATGTGCCGATTTATGCGACTGTCGCCGGTATGGGGGCGCTGTCGGTCCCGACCGGCATCGAAGGTCTTCGAGTGAATGGCTTTACTGCCACTGGTGACGGCGGAGATGCGCTCTACAGGAAGGTCGGCGCGGAACCCTCTCATGCGGCCAAATTCCAATCCGCTGACGGTGCATGGTGGGAGATTGCGGAGCAGCGCATCACGCCTGCCATGATCGGCGTTGCGCGCAACAGTGCACTTGATCAGTCGCCAAAGTTGCAAGCGTGGCTGGATGTGTTGCGACTGACCGGTGCGGAAGGGTATGTGCCTGCGGGCGTGTACAAACTCGATACTGAGATATCTACAAATCAGTCTGGCTTGCGCGTCGAGTGCCACCGTAAAGCGCTTTTCGATATGACGGCATCAGCGACTTCTTCCTTTGGCGTGACGGTCTCAGGCACTATCGGCGTCTTCGCCAATATCACCGTCGGCAACGCGCAATTGGGTGCGGCGCGGGTTCGCTCGACATCTGTGTTTGCTCAATCACTCGCTGTCGGTGATGTGGTCAAGATTAAGTCAGCCGACATCTACGATTCTTTCAATACGAATATGACCTATGGGGAGTTGAATGTTGTCACCGGACTTGCTGACGCGGCAACCGGCTATATTGATCTAGAAATTCCGCTCTCGGCAACATACGGCACCTCGCCACAGATCGCGAAGGTAACGGCTGTTGCGGATGTGAAATGGATTGCAGGCGCGTTTATCGGTCGCGTTGGAGAACAGAACAATCAAAAGGCTTTTCGCCTGCGTCTTGCCAAAGACTTCCAGATCGAGTCGATTTCGGGTGAGCGGATGGATGATCGCGTTTTCTGGCTGGAAGACTGCATGAAGGGCGAAATTGTGAAGCCTGTCTGCAAGGACGCAAGGCCATCCTCGACCGGATATGGTGTGAGTGTAATCGATGCATGCCAAGACATCTCAATACATCACGGCGAGTTTAGTCGCGTCCGACACGCCCTTTCCACAAACAATCAGACGGCTAACGGCGGTATTCCACGTCGGATTAGCTTCGCTGACAACCGCGTCTCCGGCGGCGCGTGGGCGCGCGGCGGTTCAATGGGGCCTGGTGACGCGATCGATACGCATGCTGCTGCAGAAGATATCTATATCGAGCGCAACACGACCATCGGGTCGCCCGGTCAAGGCATTAATTTTGAGTGCCGGTCTGGTGTGATCAGAGACAACAAAGTCATAAATCCAGCCGGAAATGGCATCTCCGTTCACAACGAGAGCGATCTCAACGGATCAATGATAGTGAGCGGAAATGTCGTGTCGAGGGCTGGCGGCAAAGGCATGTACATCGTCAACGGCACCCGTGGGACTCTCTCGAATTACGATAGCCTTGTTGTCGATGGCAACATCGTTGATGGTGCGACGAGTGAAGGAATTCAGATCGGCTATTCTGCGCAGGCGGGGAAGGTGCTCGGACTTGTCATGTCCGGAAATCGAGTGCGGAATAACGGCGGCTACGGTGTTCTAGTTTACCACACACGACGGGCCGCCATTTCCGCTAATGCAATTGATGGCGTCGCGAGAAATGCACTGCGCATCATCGACAGCCTTGCCTTTACGGTGAATGGCAACATTGTCTCGCTGCCATCTGGCGCAACGCAGGCCGCAATTCTGGTCTCGGCTTCCACCGTTGCATCCAGCACCTTCGGGAATATCTCTGGCAATACAGTAAGTCCGCAAACATCGTCGTTTAGCGGCCCTGGCGTAGCTCTGGAAAACAATGTGACCCAAACCGGTGTCTTCTCCAACACGCTGCGCGGTACCGGAGGAGTTTCACTCGGAACCGGAACCGGAACCGGCAACGCGCAAGCGAACAACATCACATAA